GCGCTCGGCGAGGAGATGGGCGTGGCTGACGAGGCGATCGAGGAGGTCGTCGAGAAGTATGACGCGGTCCGGCGCAAGGCCGACGCGGCGCGCGAGAAGATCCTGCTGCCGCACATCGAGGCGGCCTGGGCGAGCGGCAAGCTCAACCAGATCCTGACGAAGGTCGCCATGAAGGCGAACGAGTCCGCGCAGGCCATCAGTCTCCTCACCTCGCTCGGCTTCTCGCCGACGGGCGGAGGATCCGGGCAGCAGGTCGACGTGCCCGAGGAGCTGATCGCCGAGGTGCTCAAGAACCCGACCTTCCGAGAGATCCTGCGCAAGGCCGGGCGCATGCTCGAGGAGCACTCATCGGGCGGCAAGACCACGCTGGCAAACGGGCGCTGCGACGTCGTGGGGATCGTGCCGAGCGACGACCTGTCGAGGACGACGCCCATGTTCCGCACCCGCATCGCCTCGTCGACGCCGCTCCGGTCCGTGGCGCAGGCGGAGCTTCTTCAGCGGCAGGCCCAGAGCTTCGAACAGCGCGGCGAGGACCACCGTCGACGAGGTCCGATGGTCCTCCTCGCCGACCGCTCCGGGTCGATGGCAGGCAGGCGCGAGCAGCTTTGCCGAGGCTTCTCGGTGGCGACCCTCGTGGCCTGCTACAAGGAGCGCCGCGTGTGCGTCGCGGTGTCCTTCGACGACAGCGCGAAGGCCGAGGTCATGATCCCCGGCAACACGGCCACGCTGGCGCGCGCGATCGCGTGCGTGAGCATCGGAGCGGGAGGCGGAACAAACGTGCCTGTCGCACTCAACGAGGCGCACGCGTCGCTCAAGAAGCACGCGCTCCTCGAGAAGTGCAGCGACTTCTCGATCGCCACGGACGGAGCATTCGACCCGCTCACGAAGCAGCAGCTTGAGAAGGTGCTGCCTCGAGGTGGCCGCCTCTTTCAGGTCGCGATCGACATGCCGAACGCCGGCGAGCGTCACCCGGAGTTCACCGCGACCTTCCACCTCTCGTCGAGTATGGGCGAGAAGTCGAACGACGTCACCGCAGGGAACGCGCTGCGGCAGATGATGGGCCACGAGGTGAAGCCGTGATCGACCCGGAGAAGATCGACTGCCAGAGGTGCTTCGCGAAGGCCGGCGACGGCTGCTGGAACAAGGAGCGCCTCGCCGCGGCGAAGGCGCGCGCCTCACCGTGCGACGAGGAGGACGGGCGCCGCACATGGGACGTGGTCCGCGGCAACCCGCTGATCGTGCTCGCGCGGTGATTCGCAACGAGGGCGTCGGCGCGCGCGCATGCCGACGAGATCAACAGGAGGACCGAATGAACAAGAAGCACGAGGCCACGGCAGAGCAAGGCAAGGCCGTCGGCAGGGAGCTGCTGCGCATCACGACGATGCTCGGCAACATCGCAGGGCTGCAGCCGGCAGCGCTGATCATGGGCGTTGAGTACCTGCGCGAGGCCATCACGCAGGCGAACGCCGAGATCGTCGGCTTCGCTCCGTCGACGGTCGAGACGCTGCGCGCGCACGGCGCGCAGGCCGCTCGCGGCGCGGCCAAGAAGGCGAGGGACGAGGCTCGCGGCGAGGGAGACGACCTCGCTGCGTGGCTCCGAGGGTCGAGCGCCGGAGCAGCCTCCGACTCCGGGCTCGCCGCCTCGAGCAGCCTCGACCCGAAGATGCTCAGCGACGACGAACAGAAGAAGCTCGAGGACCGCGTCAAGGAGATGCTGGCGAACCTCGACAGCACAAAGGACGACGAGGAGGAAGCATGAACACGACGGAGCCAAAGAAGAAGCTCACGATGAACGCAGCCGAGGCCGCAACCCTCGCCGGAGTGAGCGAGCAATACATGTTGCGCCTGTTCCGCGCCGGCCTCGTGGCCGCTACGAACCACCGAGGCCGCAAGGGATGGCTCACCACCGAGGACAACGTCGCCGACTGGGTCCGGCGCGGCATGCCGGCGCCCCCGCCGATCCCCGAGTACGGGAAGGAGAAGTCGGAGGAGCAGCCCGTTCGCATCTGCGAGTGCGGCCACGCCGAGGTCGATCACGACGAGGCCGGCGTGTGCTCGATCGAGGAGTGCGTGTGCGTCGCGTTCGACGAGGAGGGCAAAGATGCTGCTCGATGAACCGCTGCGGAGAGGCACGTACATCGGCGGCCACGACGCCGTCGCCGTCGTCGGCCTGCATCCGCACCTCTCCCGCGTTGACGTGTGGCGCCGCATGACAGGGCGCGTACCGGCCGACACGGCGCGCCCGAGCCCGGCCATGATGCGCGGGTTGATCTGCGAGCCGGGCATCCTCGAGTACGTGCACCGCGAGCACCACGCGCTCGTGCGTGACGCGCGCGGGAGCTTCGCGAGCTTCTTTGTGGACGACGACGTTCCGTTCTTCGCCGGATCGCCGGACGGCCTCACGAAGGACGGGAGGGGGATCATCGAGGTCACGACCTGCACCTCGCGCAACAGGCACCTGTGGGGCGCCGAGGGCACCGATCAGGTCGCGAAGCACAAGGGGCTGCAGGCGCAGTGGTACATGGGCATCACCGGCCGACACGTTGCGCACGTCTACTGCTTCGCGGTCGACAGCGACGAGCTTCTCCGCTACGTCGTGCCGCGCCGAGATCCTGCGATCGATGTGCTCCGTGACTCAGCCGAGCAGTTCTGGCTCGATCACGTCGTGGAGGGGATCATCCCTCCGCCCGACGCAGCGGTGAGCGACGAGCTTGCGACGGCGCTCTGGCCGAAGGCAACGCGCCCCGAGACGCAGGCGACGCCGGAGATCATCGAGCTTGCCACGCGATACGCGCACGCGCGCGACCTCGAGAAGACCGCTGCGGCGACGAAGGAGGAGTCGGCGATCAAGCTCAAGCTCCTCCTCAAGGACGCAGCGAAGTGCGTCTGGGACGGCGGCTCGATCCACTACACGTCGAGCAAGCTGAAGCCGTCCGTCGACTGGAACCTCGTCGCCTCAAAGCTCGCGACGCAGTTCGGCGTGGACGAGGCGGCCATGGCGAAGCTCACGAACGAGTGCACCGTCGAGCGCAACAGCGCGCGGTCCCTGCGCGTGTTCCTGACAGGCAGGACGGAGGAGATCGCGTGAAGACGCTGCACGTTGCATCGCCGCAGAAGCTCCTCATGGAGACGTTCGCTCGCGCCGCCGGCGACGTCGCGATGCTGAACCACCGAGGAGGCGGCCGCTTCACCGCACATGGCTACGTGTTCTGCCCGTGCGACGAGGAGGAAGCTGCCGACGCGATCCCGGTGGCGCTCAACGACGAGGAGCGCGACCTGTGGTGCTCCGAGATGGCAACCGCGGCGCGCGAGAGCGGAGCCTACGCCGGAGCCATCGTGCTGGTCGCCCTCGAGCACAGGGTCGGACAGAAGGCGCAGCGCGTGATCATGTGCATCGTGGAGCACGAGGACGCTCCCGAGGCGATCGGCCTCGTCGGAGACGTGAGGGAGGATTCGGAAGGAACGGTCTACGTCGGCAAGGCCCGAAAGCTCACGAAGATCGACGGTGCGGTGACTGGTTTCATTGAGGCGCGCAACGGAGCCGCGCGCGCCTTTCCAAACTGAAGGAGCAGAACGATGGCACTCACGGAGAAGCAGAAGGATCGTGTGATGCAGTTCGCGTATCTGGTGCAGGCCGATGCGCGCGAGCGATGGGTCGACGAGATCACCAGCATGCTCGGCGAGGACGGCGTCGTCGAGGATTACGTCGTGGACGCCTACGTCCGCGCGTGCCTCGCGAACGCGTCGACGGCGCTCAAGATGATCCGTAAGGTGTTGACCAACGAGCCGTTCATGCAGCTCGCCTCGGAGGCGTGGGACATGACGGAGGAAGCCTACCGCGGCCTCGCGCTCGCCGGCGGCCTCACCGAGGCGGACCGAGACATCGCCGAGGACTCGATCGAGGCGGAGGAGCGCCCGGAGGAGCAGCGTCCGATCGGCGAGGTGCCGATGCCGCTCCGTGATCACGTGAGCACAGGCGGCACCGAGGCTCTGGCGCTGCTCGATCACCTCGTGGCCGGGACGCTCGACGAGCGTCGCGTGGTGGGCGTCGCCGTGGAGGCGTTCGCGATGGTCGCCATCATCGCGCGCGCCCTCGGCTTCGACGCGCGCGAGGTTTTCGACGGCGTCATGGGCGTCATGGGGAAGCTCGAGAGGTCCAGCAAGGCGCACGCGATCGGCGACACGCCCGACGAGGTGAAGAAGATTGCGAACGACGCGCTCGAGGAGGTGCTGCGCGCCCCGCTCCGCGGAATGGTCGACGGGTGACCTCGCCGCGCGAGTGGTTCCTGCAGGAGATGTTCACACGGGCGCTCAGCACAATGACGCCCGAACAGGTTGAGGCGATCCGTGAGATCGCCATGAAGAAGGAGACGAGGATGTCGACGATCAAGCCGAGGAAGGCAACAAAGAAGCAGGTCAAGCTCAGGGGCGCGTTCTACTCGCTGAGTGGAGGAGGCAAGACGCGCGGCTCTCTGCGCGTGGCGACGGGCATGGCGCTCGCGATGAACAAGGGAGCGATCCCGACGGAAGGTCCGGGCCGCATCGGCGTGATTGACAGCGAGGATGGCGACTCCGAGCTTTACGCCGACCAGTACGATTTCGACGTGATCGTCCTCGGCAGGGACACCGTCGGGAAGTCGCCCGACGACTACATCGACGCGCTCGAGGCCGGAGCGAAGGCCGGATGGGGCGTCGTGGTCATCGACTCGCTCTCGCACGCATGGCGAGAGTTGCTCGAGCAGGTCGACGAGGCGCGCGCGGCCAGCAACGGGAACCGCTTTACGCCATGGGCGCAGGCCACGCCGAAGCACAAGGAGCTGGTGGAGGCGATCAAGAGGTTTCCCGGTCACGTGATCGCCACGATGCGCGCCGACACCGCGTGGTCGCTCGAGAACGAGGACGGCAAGAACAAGCCGAAGCGCATCGGCCTCAAGCCGGAGCAGGGCAAGGGCATCGAATACGAGTTCTCGTTCCTCGTGAGCCTCGATCAGAACCACCTCGCCACCGTCGAAAAGGATCGCACTGGAAAGTTTCAGGACCGCCGAATGAAGCTCCTCGACGAGGGATTCGGGAAGGAGCTGCTCGAATGGCTCGAGGACGGGCGCAAGCCGTTCTCAGACTGGCAGAAGGGCGAGGTGAAGCGCCTGCTGCTCGAGGCCGGCGTTCGCACCGCGCTGAACGCGACGCTGCTCGCCCTCAACGAGAACAAGCCGATCGACACGTACGAGGACGGCGAGCGCGTGATCGCCGGCCTTCAGCGCATGGTCGACGAGAAGAAGGCGCAGATCACGGAGGATCTGAAGGAGGTCACAAAAGACACTCCTGCGCCGCAGGCGGACGCGGACCCTTCGAAGGAGGCGCCATCCACGACGGCGGAGGCGCCTCCGTCGACGAGCCAGCGTGGCACCGAGACCGCCGACGCACCCAAGGACCCGCCGGCTTCCTCTCCGAGCCCGTCGTCGTCACCCGGTGGTCGCGCCGCACCGAAGCGCGCGTCCATTACGAGTGAGGCGCTCGCCTTCGCCGCGGCGATCGACACGTGCAAGAAGGTCGTCGACGTGAACGAGACGCTCGAGTCGTGGAAGGAGCGCCTCGAGAAGATCTCCCGCGAGGAGGCGCGCGCGTGGTGCCGCGCGTACGCGAAACGCCGAAGCCTGATCATCGAGGGAGCCGCCATCCCCGAGGACGTCATGGCCGAGGCCAAGAAGATCGACAAGCTGCGAACGCCGACCGCGGCATAGCGCGCGCGCACCGGACTTGTTCCGGTGCCGCGTCGACGACGTGAGGCAGCACGAGGAACATGGACGCCGCGACGGTCCCCTCGTGGCTCGCGGGCGCCTCACGCCGTCGACGCCGCACCGAAGCGGCCAAGGAGAGAAGCATGGCAAACGGAGTCAACAAGGTGATCCTCGTCGGCAACCTCGGCAAGGACCCCGAGGTGCGCTACCTGCAGTCCGGCAACGCCGTCTGCACCCTCCGACTGGCGGTGACCGAGCGTCGCAAGGAAGGCGACGGCTGGAAGGACCACACCGAGTGGATGGACGTCGTCACCTTCGGGAAGACGGCGGAGAACGCCGGCCAGTACCTCAAGAAGGGCAGGCAGGTCTACGTCGAGGGTCGCATGCAGACCCGCTCGTACAAGGACAAGCATGGCGTCGAGAAGTACCGCACCGAGGTCGTCGGCAACCAGCTGCTCTTCCTCGGTGGCGCCGGCGGGGACGCCGCGCCTGCGTCGGGCCAGCGCAAGACGCAGACGCAGACGCAGCAGCCGCAGGAGGATGCCGGTGGCGACTCCGGCTTCGTCGACGACGATCTCCCCTTCTGAGGTGCTCACGTGGCCGACCTCATTCCGAGAGATCCGAAGCGACCGAGGCGATATGTGGACGTCACTTTCTCGCCGAGGTCCGTTGTCGTCCGTGAAGGAGAGACGGTGCTGTTCACCGTCGAGCTTGGGGATGTGGAGGTCCAGTCCGCGCGTGTCGCCTTCGCGAGCCGAGGAGCGCAGCAGCAGATGCTTGCGATCCTCGACCCGGCGGAGGCGGCGCTCGCGGGTGAGTTCGATGGGTGCACGCCGCGCGACCTGCACGCCGAGACCGCTCTCGCCCGCGATGCGGCATCCGGTCTGGTCGCCATCTGGGAGCGCACATGGAAGACCACGGCGCGCGGAGATCCGCTCCTCGGTGGCAACCGCCGGAAGTCGCTGTCGACGGCGCTCAAGGCCGGGTATCGCGTGTCCGATGTGGCGCGGGCGATCATCGGCATGTCCCTTGACGAGTGGGAGGGGCGCGGCACGCACCGAGGATGGGAGTACGTCGTGAGGTCGATCGACAAGTGGATCGACCTCTACGAGCACGGGAGATCCGGTCCGTCGACGCGCAAGGTGCGCGCACGCTGCGGGCGAGAGATCGTGGTGCCGGCAGGCTACTCGTGGAGCGAGCAGGACGAGCACGCAGCGTCCTCTGGATGGCGATTCGATCTTCAAGCAGAAAAGTGGACGATCGATGGCTGAGCCTGTGATCACGATCGACTCGGACGAGATCGATCTCAGCGACCTGCACGAACTCGAGGACGACGAGGTCGTCGCCGTCACCGTCGGCGCGCTGCGGAGCGCGCTCGGCACCGACGAACTTATTCCAGTGGGCGACGTGATCGGAGCGCAGGAGCAGGCTCACCGCGCTCTCGTCGAGGAAGCCATCGCCACAGCGCGCAAGAGGCCGGCCGCGCGCGCCCTCGATGCCGAGCGGCACCTGCTCGGGGCGATCCTCATGTCACCGAGCGTGCTCGACGACGTCGAGGAAACAGGCCTGACTCCGCTCGACTTCTACCGCGAGCAGCATCGGTGGATCTACGAATCGATCCTCCGGCTCGCGCGCGGCGGCGAGCCCGTCGACGTGATCCACGTGGTCGAGGAGCTTCTCCGAAGGAACAAGCTCGACGCGTGCGGCGGAGCCGCTGCGATCTCTCAGCTGGAAGCCGCTCTCCCGTCGTCGGCACACGCCGAGGGATACGCGCGCATCGTGCGCGAGAAGGCATCCCTTCGGCTCGTGGCGGAAGCCTCGCACCGGGCGGCCGCGCGCGCCGAGCATGCCGATGGCAAGGCCGCCGACATCATCGACGAGGCGCAGCGCGCCCTCGCGACAGCAGACGGGCGCGTGTCCTCGAAGATGGTCGACCTCAGGACGACGGTCGAGGTCGTGCGCTCCTCGCTGCCAGTGTTCGGAGGGAAGCGACAGGTCCTCAATACCGGCTTCGCCGACATCGACGCGATCGCGCCGTTCACGCCGGGGGAATTCTACGTCGTGGGCGCTCGGCCATCGATGGGCAAGACGCAGTTCGTCCTCGACATCATCAAGCAGCTGTTCCGGCGGAGCGAGCGGTGCCTGTTCTACTCGCTCGAGCAGCCGGCCAACCAGATCGTCGAGCGCATCGTCGGGTCCATGACCCGGATCGACATCAAGCGCTCCAACCTCTCGCGCGCGGAGGCGGCGAAGATCCTCGATGCTTTCGGCGAGCTTTCGGAGACGGATCACCTGATCATCGACGACACGCCCGGCCTCACGATCGGGCAGGCGCGCGCGCGCACCCGCGCCGTGCACCGCAAGAAGAAGCTCAGCGCGGTGTTCATCGACTACCTGCAGATGATGGACGTCGACGGCGGCGCGTTCGAGGACAAGAAGAACGTCGCCGTCTCCGAGGTGAGCAAGGGGCTGAAGAACCTCGCGCGCGAGCTTGGGATCCCGGTGATCGCCCTCTCGCAGCTGAACCGTGGCGTCGAGAGCCGCACCGACAAGCGGCCATCCATGAGCGACCTTCGCGAGTCGGGGAGCATCGAGCAGGACGCCGACGTGATCGCCTTCCTGTACCGCGAGGAATACTACGCCGGGCCGAAGTGCCCCGACGCGATGAAGGGCGTCGCCGAGGTGATCATCGCGAAGAACCGCAACGGGCCGACGGGCACGAGGAGGCTGCACTTCAACGGGTCGCCTCCGTGCTTCGCGAACCTCGACGACCGCGTCATGTGAGCAAGGAGCAGCAGATGGATTACGGCAGCGTCCTCAACGAGAAACGGTATCGCATGATCACGATCGATCCTCCGTGGCCCGAGACGGGCGGAGGCGGTCGGGGCGCGCAGCGCCACTACAACGTCCTCCGGTACGACCAGATCCCGTCCGCCGTGCTTGGTGCGCCCGTGTGGCGGCCGTTGTTGAAGTTCTGGGTCGGCATCTGGACGACGAAGTCCTCGCTGCCTCACGGGCTCAAGCTGCTCGACGCGTGCGGCGCGCAGTACGTGACGACGTGGACGTGGATTAAGACCACCGAGGCCACCGGACAGATCTCCCTCGGGATGGGCCAGTACGGTCGCCACGGCGTCGAGTTTCTTCTGTGGGGGCGCCGTGGGCAGCCCGGACGCAACGGCACCGCATGGCAGCGCGCGCGCGCGGACTTCGACTCGCCGACCGGCGAGCACAGCGAGAAGCCGGCCTTCGCGTACAGGCAGGCGCTCGAGGTGTTCGGCGGACCGGCGCTCGCCATGTTCGAGCGCGCGCCGCGACCCGGATTCGACGTGTGGGGCGACGAGGCTCCCAAGGAGGCTGCGTGACGGAACGCGAGATGAACATCTACCTCGCCGGCGTCGCCACGGGCGAGATCGGCGCGCTCGAGGTCGTGCGCGATGGCGTGCCGGCCTCCGAGCTGATGGCGCAGATGGAGGTGGCGCTCATGAGGGCGCTCGCCGCTGTCGAAAAAGATCTTCTGGTGACGAGGCAACACGCGGATGCACTCCGCACGACGCTGCGCGAGATGAAAGACGCGGCAAGGAGCAGGAAATGAAGTCGTTGACGAGGGAGCAGGAGTTGAAGGCGCGCCTCCGCGCCATGGACACGAGCACCGAGGACGGAAAGCTGTTCTCGGTGCTGGTCGACGTGCTTGATGCGCGCGGAGGCCTGTCGACGAACGACCGCAAACCCGTCGCGGACCTGAAGCGCGGGATGCGGGATGCGATCAGCCTCCTCAAGGACATCGCGATGGGCGTCCCCGTCGGAAACAGCATGATCGCGACCGACATCCACAGGATCTGCGACCTCATGCAGCAGCGCATGGACATGGTCCGCGACGACGGAGACCGCGCTTCGTGCGACTGCGGCATCGGTGGAGGTGGCGACGCATTCCACGCCGGCGTCGAGCACGAGCCCGGATGCTTGTCGACGAGAACCGCGGAGCAGCTCGCGGACCTCGTGAGGTGGGAATGGGGGAAGCACAAGGCGATGCGCGGCCACCTCAAAGCCATCCTCGAACACCTCACGCCGGGCCTTCGATCCGGCGCGTGGAAGGGAGACTTTGAAAAGGCAATCCGCGACGCCGATCGCGAGCTTTCCCTCGAGCCGACGTCGTCCGGCGACGACGGCCTTCCGTTCTGAGGTGGACCATGGCGAAGAAGCCTGCATACGTGCGCGCCGAGGAAGATCCCGTCGCGTACGTCGCCCTCCGAAAGACACGCCTCCCCCGGATCGACATCGCGAGGTTCGGCGAGATGCTCAGGATCCGCGAGCGGCGCCTCGGCGCGTGCCTTCCCATCGTGCGCGACGTGCTTGGGCTCGAGGTGCTCAGGAAGTACCTCTGGCGCGCGCTCAGAGGAACGCGCATCGCGGACGAGATCGAGGCACACGGCGTCGCCAAGATGATCCCGGCGCGAACCTCGCTGCTCACGTACTCCGAGCTGCTCATGTTCGACAGCGACGCAGAGCCTCGTGTCGCCGGAAGAATCCACTACGTCGCCGAGATCGACCGTGTGCTCGACGTTGCGCCTGACCGAAGGCACCTCGCCCACGACCTCCGGCTGCTTCGATCCGCGATGCTCAAGGCACCGGACGCGGCGATGCTCGAGTGGCCGCGCTGGCGCCGCGAGGCGCTGGCTGGACGGCAAACGTCGTCGCCGCGGGCCACGCCATGCGGTGACCCGTGGAAGGACATCTACCGAACCGTCCTCGAGGCCGCCGAGCGCGCCTCGTGGCGACACACGGCATGGGGCTCGGCACCGCTCCCGATCGAGCCACACGACCTCATCGCACGAACGCTCGCCTTCGCCGGCGTCACCGGCATCACGGGCGCGGAGGTCGAGGAGGCGATCCGCACGCGACACGACGACCTCCGCTCGCGCATGAAGGCAGGTGAGGCGATCCAGTTACCATCCGGCTACTCCGTAGCGCCCACGCAGCAATACATCCTCAGAGAGCTTTTCGAGAGCGCCCGGAAGTGAGCCGTGGTATTAAGCACAGCATGTCCCGGAAGAAGCGATCGACCAGCAAGAGGCAGGTGAGCATCGCGAGCGACGTCGCCGCTCGCCTTGCTGGCGCCGCGCGCGCGTACGACGAGGGTCGGCCGGTGGTCGCGTTCGATCCCGGATCGTCGCGCGCACACTCCTCGTCGCGCACCGGCGTCGTCGGCATCACCGGCGAGGACTTCGTCCAGCTCTCGATGCAGGGCGAGCCGCTCGAGGCCGTTGAGGCTGCGCGCGCGTGGTCGCCGCTGAGGCCTGCCCTCGTCGTGGTCGAGGAGCCGGCGTGGATCGGCATCGGCAACCAGTGGCGACTCGCCGAGGCCTTCGGGATGATCGAGGGCGCCGTGCAGGTCGTGTGGCCCGGCGTCGCCCTATGGACCGTGAAGCCGAACGTCTGGCGCGCCGTGCACGGGCTCAACGTGGGCGCGTCCGCGGACGTGGCGCGCGCGGTTTCGACCTTCATGGCGCAACGGGACCGGACCCGAACGCCGTCGTATTGGAGCACCAACCCGGACGCGGCGAGCGCCGGCGCCCTCGCGTGCTCAGCAAGGCTCGTCGTTCGCGCGGCACTCGCGCACGTGGAGGCGGCTGCTGCCGCAGGAGGTTGACGGTGTTGCAGGAATTCAAGCTCGACAAGATGAAGGCATGCCTTGAGGACTGGTGGCCCGCGAAGGGCGACAAGGGCGGCAACGTGAAGGTGCTGCGCCTCGTCGGAGACGTGACCGACGAGCGGTTCGAGGAGGCCCTGAACCGGCGCTTCGCTGGCGCCTCGAGCGTCATGTCGGCCATGGCCTCGGAGGAGATGCCGGCGCAGGAGGTGAAGGCCAAGCGCGCCCTCGGCGACGTGAACCTCAAGGTGCAGGACCCAAGCGGCAACGCGACCGTGGTCGACATCATCGGCGGCACCGCGAAGGCTCCTGTCCTGCGCATCTCGAAGGACGCGAAGAAGGCCGAGATCGTGATCGAGGTGAAGGCCGCCATCCCCAAGGGCACGCTCAAGGACCTCGACGACTACTACAAGGCCGAGGTCCTCGTCTCGCTCGTCTCTGCTCAGGTCGACCTCGAGGACGAGGCAAAGAAGAAGGCGAGCAAGAAGGGCAGCAAGAAGAACAAGAAGGGCGAGCAGGTCTCCCTCAAGATCGAGGAGGCTGCCGCGGTGATCGACGAGGTGATCGACGATCTCGGCGACGGTGAAGTGCAGTGAGCCGGTACACGTTCGGCCCGAAGCTCAAGGAGTGGCGTGAGCAGCACGACGTCGACGCCAAGACCGTCGGCCGAGCGTGGGACGTCGGCCCGTTCTCGATGAAGAACATCGAGGACGGGTCGCAGCCTCCTCCGCACGCGGCGCTCGCCGACTATCGCGGCCTCGCCGCTCTCATGTCCGCCATGGAGCGCGCGCACGCGATGGCCGACGAGACGGGCCGAACGTTGGCGCGTGACGCGAAGGTGATCCTCGGCGACCTGTACGTGCGCGCCGACGCGGACAGGAAGGCGCGCGAGGCGTCGAGCGGCCTCGACTACAGGATCTCCGAGGACCGATAACCAGCGAGGAGAACGCCTCACGCGCGAGCTTGATCGTGCGCGCGACTACGTGGAGCACCTCTCCGACGTGTGCGCTGCTCGGCGTCAGTGAGATCGCTTCGCGGCCTGACAGATCGCGAGGCTCGAAATGATCGACGTGAGCGTCGTCGACGCCGTCTTGAAGCGAAGCCACAGCATGTTCCATCCGGGCTGCAGCGGCACGTAGCCGACGTTGTCGAAGTTCTGCATCACCGACGCGCCGGCGTTGATGATGAAGGTCGTCTGCCATGCGTCCTGCGGATCGCCGAAAGCGAGGTTCGTGCAGGACATCGTGATCGTCGCGTTGCCGACCGCCGTGTTGTAGGCCTGTAGTGAGATCACGCCGCGCGAGTAGGGCGCGATCGCCGTCGTCACCGAGTCGCGCGGCAGCGTCTCGAACGGCCGGTTCCAGATCATCCACGGGCCGACGACGCCGGGATTCGACGCCGTGACGGTGAGGATGTTGTTCATGCCGTAGGCCGTCGCCGTCGCCGGCACGACGCCCCCGCCGATCCACGCGATCGGGTGACGCACCGCTGAGCCCCACGGTGGTCCGCTCAGGTCGATGCCGATCTCTCCCTGCGGGTTGGGCGGCGTCACCGGGCCGTCGGCTCCTGCAGCCTTTCCAGTGGCAAGCTCGTACAGCTCAGCGGCTCCGCCGGCGAGGGCGCGTACGACGCGCGCGTATGCCGCGGCCTCGCTGCAGACCTCGGAGTCCTTCAGGAAGATCGAGTCTCCAACACGAGCGCCCATTGGGTGCACCTCAGGGAAGGAAGAACAGGCTCGCGCCGAGGATTATGATTTCGTCCTCGGCGACCTTCGCGACGCCCTTCGAAGAGCGAAGCGAGATCGTCTGCATGACGTCGGGGCTGAACTGCAGGTTAAAGTGCTTGCAGACCATGAGCTTGTTGTTCGTGCCGGGCACGACGGCAAAGAGATTGAGTGCGCTTGCGACGCCACCGATGGTCCATCCGCCGGACCACTTGATGCCCTCGACGCTGTTGTTCGTTCCGGCGAGGATGAGCCCGGCGAGCTTCGGACCGGGCGCAGCGTTCGGGAAATCCGGGATGTAGCACCGCCACTGACGGAGGATCGACGCCGCCGTGGCGACGGGGATCAGGCCGTACCAGTCGAGCATGCCGGCCGACGGAGGGTACACGCCACCGGCGCCGTCGGCGACGACCGCGTTGCCGTCGAGCATGAACGCGCCGAATGCCTCGGCGAGGACCGGGAACGGCGGGTTGCCTTCCGTCGCGAAGACCGAGTTAGTGTAAGCGAGGAACCTCGACGTGCCGGGATTCGACGATGCCGTGTCGGCGAGCGTGTACGCAGCGTTCCCTCCCGCGGGCCATCCCGTGATGTATTCGTACAGCGCGTTTCGGTTGCGGTTCGCGCGCGCGAGCAGGTAGGCGTGCCCGTGATTGTCGTCGGTGAGCAGCGTGGAGTCGAAGTCCTGCCACGCGATCGCCACACCCGCGCCGGGAGCGGTGATCTGGAAGTCCGTCGTCGCACGGCGCACCGGCGAGCGGCCACCGTCGCGGATGCGCGTCGGGCTCAGCGTGCACGAATACATGCGCACCTGCGCGTCCGGCGTCGTTCCGCTCGCGATCTGACGCTCCGTCGTGTCCGCGAAGATGATCACGTATCGCTGGTTGCCGCTCGGGACGAGCGTGGCGTCGTTCTCCTCGATCGTGAGAATGAGGCCGCCCATCTCGCACGTGAACTCGCGCTCGTAGAGCGTCGTGAAGTTCTCGTCGGTGATGCGCATGCGCCACGTCCAGATGTTGAGGCCGTTGCCGATGATCTTCGCGGTGAAGCTGCTCTCCGCCGGCGTGATGTAGATCGGCACCGCGACGATCATCGTGTCGTTTCCGAAGCTGCCCTTGCCCTTCGCACCGACCGTCGCGTTCGTGTAGCTCAGGTCGACACCGAACTGCCCGACGCGCGCATCGCGCCCGGCAAACGCCATGTTCACCCACGGCATGCCGAGGCGCGCGCCACGACCCGCGGTTCCCGCGTGATTGACGACGACGCCGGCCTTGCCGTTGGATCCGGTGACGAGGTCGTACACGTGCGCGAGGTTCTCGATGATCCTCTTGAGCGTGCGCGTGCTCGTCGGAGCGCCGGGATCGACCTCGGATGGTCGGATGGTCTGGTAGCTAGCAATACCTCCAAGACGAGCCATTAGCGCCACCTCGATTCGTTGTCGCCGCTCAGCTCGGTCGCGTCGGCGAGCATGCGGATAAAGTCCGTGTTGGGAGTGTAGCCGTGGTTCGTGACGTCGAGGTCCGTCACCGCTGCGAAGTCGTCGAGCGTGAGGATGTCCTCGTTGAGCGCAACGCCGGCGGGGGCGCCGGAGAGCGTCACGGTCGATCCAGTGACCGCGGTGACCGTGTACCTGACGAACGTGTTCGCGCTGATGTCCCAGAGCTTCACGTTCACGTTCGGCCCGAAGCAGAATCCGGGGTTGCCGTCGACGGGCGCCTCCGGCGATGTCGTCGAGAGCGTGACCACGTTGCCGGCGACGTTGGTGATCAGGCCGGCGGGGCTGATGAGGCGCGGCTTGGCGAGCATCTGCACGCGAAGCTCGACGAGCCCATCGTCGTAGATCGGCTTCACCGACACCACTCGGCAGCGCTGCGACGACAGCGTTCCGCCCTCGAGGTTCGGCGCCTCGGAGCATGTGAGCGTGACGACGTCGCCGATGTTCAGCCGCGCGCACGCGAGGGTCCCGCGGAACGAAACGATGCCGGCGGCGCGCGCTCCCTCCTCGATCTGGAACCGGCGCAGGCGCCGCTGCAGCGACGTCACGTTCACGCACGGCGCGCAGATCAGCTGCGTGCCGAAGGTGCCGGTGTAGATGAGCCTCGTCGACTTGCTTTCGATCGTGAGCGTCTCGTCGCGGTTCGGGTATCGCTCGGCGAGTTCGGCGTCGTGCACCTCGATCGCGCCCTCGAACTTCTCCGAGGCTCGGTTGTACGTGGCCTTGAGGATCACGTGCGGGAACACGTTCTGCTCGTCGTAGGACACCTTCACGTCGCCGACGATCATGCCATCGTCGATCGTGAGCACGCTCGCCGACACGTCGGCCAGCGACTTGGCCGAAAGCGTGCCGTCCGGCTTCGTGAAGATGTAAGCGTCGTTCGTGAGGCACCACTCGCGGAGCACCTCCTCGGCGGTCGTCGGCTCATGGAGAAACCACCACCACTCGCTCGAGTTTCCGATCGACGAGAACGCCGTGGTGTCGAGGTCCGATCGCGGGATGCCGGCACCGAGGCGCCAGTCGACGCCGTCGTAGTCGACGCGTTTCGCTCCGCGCAGCACGTCGTCGGCTCCGTTGCTCGCGTCGCCGTAGATCGACGTCAGCAGCTTGAACAGCACGCGGTCGGACTCCCCCTTGAGGAACGAGACGAGGCGAGCGCTCTTGAACGTGTACGGAGGGCGTCGACCGTTCTCGTCCTTCGGCGGCTGCTTCGTGCACAGGTCGTCGTCGCGGACGTTGATGACCGCGTTGTACGTGCCGCTGCTGGACCCGAAGCTGTCGATCCTCACGATCTGCCACCAGCCCTTCTCCTTCGTGTGCTCGAGGAGCAGGTAGCTGTAGTCGCCGGCCGACGGCACCGTCGGCGACGACACCTTGTAGACCTCCGAGTCCATCACATAGATGCTACCCTGCAGACCGCCGGCGTTCGCCGATGCGCCCGTCGAGGAGAGGTTGACGATCGGCGAGGAGAACGACTCGATCGACTGCATCGCCACGTAGAGGCCGCGCGACAGGATCCCGTCAATGCGATCGACGCAGGCGATCTCCCAGATGCCGTTTCCGACGTACTGCGGAGGTGAGGCGATCTCGAACGTGCCGAGCACGGCGCCCATGGCCGCGCTCGTCGGAGCGGAGCCGTCGTCGTTCAGGAAGTACCCGCCGAGCGTCACCTTGCGGCCCACCCACGACGGGGGCTGCGTGTAGATCGCCTGCCCGTTCTCCGACGACCCGAACAGCGCCGCCGCGCGCGAGCCGAACGCGCCGCGCGTGCAGCCGGTGATCGTGTTCACGCCGAGCGCGGTGTACGCGATGGTCTCGCCGCCGACGTAGATGTTGCCAGCGCTCGGCAGCGCCGAGTTCGTCGACATGTTGATCGTCACATCGGCCGACGTGTGCGCAGCGCTCACGTACGCAACGCGCCGGCGCCGCGGAGAGAACAGCGTGCGCAGCGTTCCGCTGTCGTCCTCGACGAGCCGGATCGTGATGCCTCCGCCGATCTGCCTGCGCTTCAGGGCGTCGAGCGATCGCTCGTCCACGGCGACGCTCGTGAGGCACTTGCAGCGCGTGTACGTCGCGGCCACGAGTGCCGTCGGGACGTCGACGTCGTCGTCCTGAAAGACGTTGCTGATGCCCTCGATCGTGACGTAGAGCCGGTGATCGTGACCGACGTCGGCGGAGGCGAGCTTGAGCGCGTAGGTCGTCGTCATGCAACGTACCCATGGAGCTTGAGGTCGAAGGAGTAGAGCGCGATGCCGGCGTTGATGCGCTGCGGAGCGAACCGCTCAGAGGCTTCCTGCGCGAAGTGCCAAGCGGTCCCGACCCTAGTCGACGACGACAATGGATCGAGGACGACGCCGTTCGACGCGGTCACGGCGTGAAGCTCGAACTTCAGCCCGTTCCCATGGCGCTGTAGAAACCTCATGATCGTCGCATTCGGGTCGGACGTGTTGTCCCAATCGAGGACGCGCCTTGAGTCGAGGTTCATGAATGACAGGAGGCGGACGTCGTATGGTCCGCCCTTTCGGAGACCGTACACGCGACCGCTGCGTGCGCGCTGGATGGCGACATCGTACTCGTCGACAGGCTCGCTGAACGCGAACACGTCCGGGCTCACCCACAACGCAGAAGGCGAAAGCGATCCCGTCTTAGGTAGGGCGTTGAGAGCCGTGTTCGTCTGCGGGAATCCGAGCAACGTGGCATCGAACGTCGTCGCAGGATCGGCAAACTGAAGCTGGTACGCGGACGCTGCCGTCGAGGTGATCTGAAAGCTGGCGGTCTGCCCGGATGGGGAGATGAGGTACGAGATGTTCGTGGAGTACGTATTCGGGTTGACCGCGTTCGCGTTCGAGTTGAGCGCGGTGACGAGCGCCGGGCCGAAGTCGTCTGCGGTACCGTCGTTTCGGAGATAGTACGTGCCCGGCGCGATCGTGACGTTTTGCGTCGTCGCGTTCTCGACCATCTTGATCGTGTTGTTCGCGGTCGTGATGACAATCGCTCCGAGGAGCGCAGCGTGCTTCGACATCGATCACCTCCCTCGGGTCGTGCGGACCGCCGTGTTCGTCGTCGTGCCGAAGCCGCGAGCGGTCGCGCGCTGGTAGCTCGTGGCGACGGCGGCGGCGGTGTCCTGCGGGTTCGGGCCGCCGATCCCGTAGTTGAACTGGAACACGACCTGCCCGACGCCGTTGTCGAGCCCGTCGCGCCGTCGCTGCGTAGGATCGGACATGGTGCCCGATGTCGCCGTCGTGGGCGCCGTAGCGCGCGGGGCGATGGAGGCGCTCAGCGCGGCACCACCGGCGCTCATGCCCATGCCCACGGCGATCGCCGCGGCGCCGATGCCCATGAGCGGGAGGCCGGCGCCGAAGGTGCCGGGCGTGGCGTTGATGATCATGCCCTCGATCACCGCGCGCGTGCCGAGGCCGATGATCTGCTGGCCCACCGACGACAGGAACATCGCGGCGGACTTCTCGAACGCGTGCTCCTCGTGCGCGGCGAGCATGCTGAAGAAGTTGCTCATGCTGCCGACGAGCGCGGTGAACGCCCCCGAGGCGAGGTCGGTCATCATGGACTTGGAGAAGTCCTTCACCTGCATCTTCGCCAAGGCGATCGCCTCACCGAGGCGCTGCCACTTCGCGGTCTGGTCGTCGACGGCGTTGCCGGCGAGCGACAGCGACGTGGCCGTCCCGGTCTTGCCGTCGTTGAAGTCCGCGCCGTCGCTGATGCCGAGGCGTGCGCGGTTCGCGTCGCGCGCCGCGGTCATGGTCTTGGAGATCAGGTTCGTCGGCTTCTGCGCGAGGTTCCCGAGAGCGATCTCCTTCTCGAGCAGGCGATCGGCGGCCCAAGCCGCCATCTCGTAGGACTTCTGCTGGTCCTTCGCCGCGTTCGCGATCGACTTCGTCTTTTTGTCGCGCGCGTCCTCGAGCGCATCCAGCTCGAGAGCCTTGCGCGTGATGCCATCGACCTGCGCGCGCAGACCCTCGGCATTCACCTTGCCGCTCTCGAGGCGCTGGTTGATGCTGTCGACGATGGCCTGCGCCGTCTCGACGTCGCCCTCGCCGCGGTACTTCGCCGCGTCGAGGCGCTGCAGAGCCTTGTAGCGGTTGCGCGTGAGCGTCTCGTTCGCGCGCTCCTGCGCCTCGAGCGCAAACTGCGCGGAGTCGATCGCGATCTGCCTCGAGTCCTTCCCGAAGTCGCGCAGCTGGTTCGACAGGTCCTCGAGAGCCTTCTTGCCGGGCTCGAGCGCCGCGGTGCGCATGTTCGTGATCGCCGTGGCGATGGCCGGGAGCGCGTCGGCGAAGACGCGCGCGTTCGCCTGCGACTCCGCGTAGGCCTCAGCCATCTTCGTGATCACGAACGTCGTCGCCATGATCCCGAGGTAGAGCCCACCACCGGCCGCGAAGGCGCCACCGAGATCGGCCGCCGTCCCGAGAAGCTCGACGGCCTTGCCCTTCGTTCCGCCCATGACGGCGCCGAGGCCGCCCATGACCTTCTGCGTCTCGCGCATGGCGCCGTCGAACTTGTCGAGGCCGCCCTTCAGCTTCTCGACGCCGCCACCGAGGCTGTTCGCTTTGCCGCGCACCTCGTCGAGGCCACGAGCACCGGGCCTGCCGTCGACGTCAATGATGAACGTGGACTTCTCGGTGTTGCTCATCCTCGGCCTCCGCGCTTCGCATCAGCAGGAGGTGGCCGCCTCGCGGCCTCCCTCGCCTGCTGCTTCGCCTCGTCCTTGAGGCGATACGCGAGCGCGGAGTCGATGATGCCCAAGGCCTCTGCCGCGACGGCGGAAAACGTCCGCATGCCATCGACGTCCAGCTTGCCCTCGGTACTCCGGTAGAGCTTCACGAGCGGCCAGAGGTCTGGGTTGGCCTCGTAGTGGCGCCGCGGACACGTGCGCGTCTCGTAGGCCGTCCCGTCAAAATGCGGCTTAAGCATCCTCGCGTTTCCCCAACAGCCGAGGAGCGGCTTCATGCGCTCTGGGCACCGCAAGCAGTCGAACGGGGGGTTCGTCAGGTCGACTGCGCTGAAAGCCCAAAGCGCTCGGCTTTTTCCGGGGACAAGCTCTGGAAGTGCTGCGCGACGTTGAAGAACAAGCCGAACACGCCGGCGCGGTTGAGAGCGTCGACGGCGAGCGAGTCGACGGGCTCGATGGCCTCGAGCAGCTGCCCGTCGCGGCGCACGGTGACGCCGCTGATGCGCTTGAGGCTCAGGCGCACGTAGTCGCGCTGCGCGTCGTAGAGCGCCGCGTCGACCGCGGCGATGGCCTCGAGGTCGCGCTTCTCCTCTTCCACCTTGAAGAGACGCTGCGCGTCGAGGACGAGGGTCGCCATGCGCGAGTCGAGTTTGCGCTTCTCGAGTTCGCTCATGGCGACGAGGACGATGCGGATTGAGGCGATGGAGGTCATCATCTCGAGGTCCGGCGCCTTGATTTCGTCGGATGGGATCGGGAGACGGTCGTGCACCGCACGCAGCCGCTCGCGGAGCTTGGCCGCGTCCGACTTCTTCCACGCCTCGTTTGCCTCATCGAGGCCGGCGCGCACCGAGGTCCAGTCGACGTCTGGATCGGTGATGCCCGTGGCCTTCAGCTGCTGCTCGCGCTTCGCGCGCGCCTCCCGCGCCATCGCGGTCATTTGCAAGATGCACTCGGCCAGCGAGACTTCCGGCGTCGTCTGCCCGGCGTACATGAGGGTAAAGTTCACCCGAGCCTCCAAAGGAACGAGCCGCGTGGAGCGGCCCGTTCCATCCTAGCCTCAATACAGCGGCACGACAGCCGCTCAGAAGATGCCGAGACGCATCGCTCCGCCCGTCGCCGGCGCCGTGCAGAACGCCTCGAACCGGAACACGAGCAGGCCGCCCTCGTCCACGAGGCGCCCGCGGAAGTCCGCGGCCGGCGCGCGCAGGTACACCGACGGGCCGACCGCGGCCGCCGAGATCACCGAGGCGATCTCGATCGCGATGTCGCGGGTCTGCTTGAACGTGCCGGGCACGTACACGCCGCTCGAGGACCCGTGCTGCAGGTCGCGCGCGCTCGGCGATCCGGCAGCGTACTGCAGCTCACCGAGCGAGGACGGGTTGTCGCCGACGTAGAGGCCGCCGGTGATCGACACGCCCGTCTTGTCCGGGCACAGGTAGCCGTAGACGCCGTTCGGGCCGTTCGCGCACGGGCGCGGGATGGTCCCGAGCTTCGCGCTCAGCTTCAGGTCCTTCGCGAGGAATTCGGCGTCGCCGATGTAGAAGCCGACGTTGAGCGCGACGATCTCGTTGCCGGCGCCCGGCGCCGAGTAGGACGGGTTCGCCTCCGTGGCCTGCGACCAGTCCGTCGGCATCCACGACGAGGAGAGCTTGAGCGCCTCGCCCTCCTTGAAGTCGATCTCGAAGCCATCGGCCATGCAGCCGAGGTAGTCGACGCGCCAATCCTGCCCCTCGGCCCTGAAGCCGAGGTGCTTGTGCGCGGTGATCGACGTCGACCAATTCCAGCGACCCGGCGCCCGGAAGATGGTCGAGGCGGCCACGGGCGTCCCGGTGTACGCGCGGTCGAGGACGAGGTTGGCGGTGCCGCCACCGGAGACCACCTCGCGAGCGAACGTGCCCGTCGACGTCTGGAAGACGACCATGTCGCCGTTCGCGATCACGCCGGACGACGCCGTGAGGTTCGGGCTCGCGCCACCGGCGACCGTCGGAGCGGCGCCCACGATGGCGGCGACGTCGGCGCCGAACAGCGAGTCGAACATGTCGCTGGTGTCGAGGCCGGCGGCGATGTTGGCCGCAGTGATCGCTCCGCCGCTGTTGCCGTTGAAGCCGCGCAGACGCAGCGAGCACGGGAGCGGGTCGAGGAGCTTCTTGCCCACGGTCGCGGGGAAGCGACGCCCGTCGGTGCTCGCGAGCGGCCGCTCGATGGCGTCCGCGGTGCGCGGCAGGAAGTCTCCCTCGAGCAGGTCGACGTTGCGGAACGTGACCGGCGCCGTCGACACGTCGGCGACGTTCGCGTGCTTGCCGTACTGCAGGGTCAGGATTCGGTTCACGCCGGTCATTGGAAGGCCTCCTCAACGGTGATGCAGCAGCAGGACGATCGCGAGTTCGTATCCGCCTGCGACGACGTTCCGCCGGTACGGCAGGAGGGCGTCGCCCGGATGCGCCGTGTTGATGATGCGCGAGGTCGATGGATCCCACAGCGAGGGATCGAGGAACCGCTTGGAGACGTCGAGGCGGTCCGACTCCATGATCGTGTCGAGGAGGTCCACGTCGGCGGCCTCCGGGTAGAACACCACGAACTCCACCTCGTGCATCGCCTCAGGCTGCAGCGCGTCGCGCCGGTTGTAGTAGCCGTGGTGCGTGCCGGCCGCGGACCAGAAGTGGAAGGAGCGCCCAACACGAGCCGTGGAGCGCGGGCCTTGGTCCTTCCGGCGGACGAGTTTGTCTCCGAGGCCGAGCATGCCCGGCGCCGAGAGCGTCGTTCCCTCGGCGATGCTCACCAGCTGCGCTTTCGCGGTCACGTAGCTCACCGATCACCTCGAGGCGAAGGAGACGTCGAATCCGCGCGCGGCCGCGTCCTCGGTGGACTCGCCGGGCCGCCCGAGGTCGTCGGACTCGTCGTACCAGAGGCGCACGTTCGCAAAGGTGAGCGCCTGCTTCGTCGCGTACCGCTTCGCCTTCGCCTCGGCCTTCTCCGGCTCGGTCTCGTAGTTCTCGGCGAGGAACGACTCGAGCGCGGCGATGTAGAGCGCGTTCACCGGCTCCCACGACACGATCCGCTCCGGCTTGATGCCCTTCGCCATGAGCATCGGGACGACCTCGAGCCGCCACACGGAGTCGAGCGTGTCGCCCCACGACTTATCGTCGGGCGGCTTCAGGCGCACCGAGTAGGGCGAGAGCATGGCGATGTCGCTCGCCTGCAGCTGCGGAGCGGCGTACGCGAGCACGATGCGGAGGTCCTGACGCCAGCGCACGGTGACGCCGCCGACGGTGGCCTCCCAGATGGCGACGCCGCGTCCCTCGGTCGCGCTCTGCGTCGTGTCGATCGGGTACGTGACCGCGAAGCCTTGCACCGCGCTGCCGGACGCAAGGTCCATGTCCAGAGGAGCCGCGAGGTACAGCGTCGAGGACGAGCCGCTCTTCTGTGCCTCCACCACGACGCGCTCGCCCGTGGTGGCGTCGGTGAGCAGGTACTTCCGGCCGGCGACGAACGTGGCCGCGCCAGAGAGCGCGATCGACGTGGCGCCGCGCGACGTGGTGCCAGTGGTCGTCTGGCTTACCGCATCGGCGGTCGCCGACACGCCGGCGGCCGGCATCTGCTGGTTGGGCGTGTTGAGGCGCACCGTCACCGCGGACGGCGGACCCGCGAGCGGAGGAGGCGGGTACGAGACGAGCGTGCCCGTCGTGCCCTTGATGATCTGCTGCTCGGTCGTGTTCAGCGGCATCCCGACCTCCTCCGACGCTCAGGCTTTCTTCTTCAGGAGCGCGCGCACCTCGCCGGCCTTGGTCTGGACGGCCTTGGTGTCGCCACGCTCGATCAGGTCGAGCAGGTGCTCGACGTTCGGCTTCACCGCGGCCACGACGACGTCGTCGAGCTTCGTCTCGGTCTTGGCGGCCGCCTTCTCGACGTCGCCGAACAGCTTTCGGCCGATGGCTGCGAGCGCGCGCCAGAGGCCGAGAGCGCCGAACACGAAGATGATCGTTGGGAGGTTGGCGAGAAAGGTGTCGAGGATCTTCTGCGGGTCGAGCATGAGGCGCCTCCGGTGGTGCCTCAGCCTAGCTGTGCCGTCTCAGCCTTCGGCGGCCTTCGCGACCGCGTCGTGGATGAACGCGGAGATCGGGAACATGCGACCGATGCAGCCCTTCGCCGGGAGCTTCTGGATCGCGTTCGCGTGGTCGTGGTCGAAGATCGACACGCTGACGCCGAACTGCCGCAGGAGCATCGCAGCGACCGCCGTGCCGGCCTTCAGCATGGCGCTCGATGGAGCCTCGACCCGGAAGTCGCCAATGAAGGCGATCGCCACGCTGCGGTCGTTCAGCGCGCTCGCGTGCGCGCCGTGGGCGTGTTCGTCGAGGCACTTCGTGACATTGCCCTCGAGGTCGACGAGGAAATGGTACGGCACGAAGCCGCGCTGCTGGTACGCCGCAGGCACGCCCGACGCGCGCCACCGGGCGATCGTCGGGAGCTTCGACGCGTACGTGCCACCGAGCGCGACGGTGGCGATGCCCTCCGGGTCGCGGGTGAAGAACCGGATCACGTCGTCGGCGTTCACGACGCCGTCGCCGTTCGCATCGAGGCCGACGGTCCGGTGGAGGATGATGTGCTTCGTGAGCTTGCGCGCCATGCGGAGGCGCGAGGCGCCCCCGGCGTGGTCGACTCGATCGGCGATCTGGATCGTCACGTGTCGTCCTTCACGCGCGCCTCGAGCTTGTCATCGAGGCGATCGAAGCGCCGGTCCATTTCGGCCTTCATGTCAACGATGGCAGCGCGGAAGCCATCGACCGCCTCGCGGCTCGCCTTCTGGTTGTCCACGCGCGCGATCTCCGCGTGGATCGAAGCGCGGTCCTGCTGGCTCTTGGCAAGCTCGACCTGCAGGGAGGCGAGGGTCTGCGCCTGCGTCTGCTGAACGGCGGCCAGCGTGGCGACAGCGGCCATGGCGCCCTTCTCCTTCTTGAGGTCGGTGACCTCGGCGAGCAGCGCGTCGTCGCGGCCGCGCGAGCGCGCGTCGCCGATGAGCCACGCGACGAGGGAACCGATCGCGACGAGCACCGAGAGGACGAGGCCTGCGACAGCAATCATATCCACGGCGCCCTCCTCACTCACGTGCCGCCATCGATGTCGACCACCGTATCGTCAGGGAACGATTCGAGAGTGCCACCGTCGACGATCGTGGTGTCGGGCATGCCGGCCATTTTCGACCGCCTGAACCCGTTGCGCTTGAACTTCGCCGGCAGCGCGCTCTCGCGGCAGTCGATCATGTCCGAGGCCACGCCCACGGCGTCGACGGTGCGCCGCCACGCCGCGCGCTGGTCGCGGTCGAGGTAGATGGTCGTCGCGCAGTCGGTGACGCCACCGTCGGCCACGCTCACGACGTCCGTGTGGTAGGTCGTGAGCGCGCCACGCTCCATCGCGCGCCGGAGCCCGCGCCCGAAACGCCCGGCCGCGCCCGCGTAGGGGTCGACGCCGATGCACGATCCGCTGTCTCCGTCGGCCGCGTCGCACGTCGAGAACATGGGGCACGGCATGGCGGGGCACCCGGTGGCGATGACCTGCCCGCTGATATCGGGGCACGGCTCGCCACCGCAGAGCGTGAGCTTCTCGCACTCGTTCCTCGACGGAGCCGCACACGCGATGCAGACCTCACCGACGCACGGGACCTGCAAGTTGGGGTTGCTCGAGGGCGTCGAGTTGAAGATCGCCACGCCAACACCGGCGAACGTGGCGCCGGTGCCGAAGAGCGCGATGAGAATGCGGGCGATGCGACGACGACGAGGACCGGACTCTGCTTCGCTCATGATGTTCTCCTTGATCAGGGACCAACGTCCGCACCGTACCACCGACACCGACCGATGAGACCACCGGGTTGGTTGCTGCCGCCGCCCGCGACGCGTTGCCCGATGTAGACGGCGCCGGCCGGCGTCATAGGAGCAGCGGAGGCGTCGACGGTGCCGGGGTAGCCATAGAACGACGAGCGGATGTTGTTCGTCGAGATGCCGACACGCGCGCTCCCGACGACGCCTACCGAGTAGTCCGTCGAGTTGGGATCGAAGACGTCCCACTGGACACCCGTGTTGACTGCCGTCGTCTCGATGATGTCCGTCGAGGCGATCTGAACCGCCTCGTAGTTCGTGCCGCCGGAACCGACCGCACACATGATCTCGCCGCTGAGCGTGTCGTGGTCGGGCGACATGAAGACCGAATCCATCGTGCGAGGAGCCGAAGGCACGTTCGACGCGTGGTATTGCAGGTCGTCACCGGGACGAAGCACGCTCGTCGTCGTCGTTGGGATGTAGCTCATGGCGTAGTTCTGAGCCTCGAGTTGCACACCCCAAACGTAGACGTCCGCCGTGACGTTGTCGCCGACGTACTGCTGCGCCGACGCCGTACACGTCGTCGTGTCGTCGCCAGAGTAGATGCGGAACGGCGTGCCAACCGCCGTCGCCGTCCATGTCATCGAGAAGCGATACCACCCGTTGCCGTAGCTCTCCGACCTAGCGACAGGTACCGGACCCGCTTGGAAGCTCGTGCCGATCTGCGCCCCCGTCGAGAGGTTCCAACACGCGCCGTAGGTGCCGATCTCGTCGTAAACGGCGACCGCTTTGTTGCCGACGCCGGTCGCGGCCTTCGCGAAGAAGCTGAGCGTGTGAGAAGCGGCGGTCGTCGTGACGGTCTGTCGGATATAGTGGTCGGAGCCGTTGTCACCGATGAGTGCGTCCGCCGTCGTCGTCCCGTCGGGGGCAACGGCCGCATCGGTGCCGACCGCCACGCCCGCCGCCGTCCACGTCGTCTGCAATGTCTGCGACTGCAACATGAGGTTCGTGCTCTGCGGCTCCGATAGGTAGCCCGTGAGGTACTCACCGCCCGTCGTTTCCTTGCGACGAGCAACGCGCATCCACTTCGGCCCAACCTTGAAAAGCCGCCGCGTGCCATCACCGTCGCGATCGATGTCGACGTAGGCGGGTCCGTTGCGAGCGAATGTCGTCGGCACCGGAGCCGTGGCGGTCGATGCGTATGTCCCAGACAAGCGGGCGAACCGCTCGGCGGCGATTGCATCTGCTTGCGCGGTTCCCGTTGCACCACCCGCGAAGCACGCGGTGCAGGTGAAGATCCCGACCTCGTCGATCTGCGAAAAAGCATTGTAGTTGTTCGTGTTCAAGCCACCGATAGTGATTGGGCTCGCATTTGAAACAGCGCCGACCGCGCTCGGGTTGCCTGTGCAGGTACCGGCGAGCGAGCCGTTGAGATACACGCGACATCCGTTCGCCGCCGTCTCGCTGTGATCGAAGTAGATGAGGGCGTGGCCGCACGCGCTCTGTCCGCCGAGCACGCCGCCCGTGTACGTAGAAGCGTTGACGCCGTCACTCAGGCCAAACTGGATGCTCGGGGACGAGTCAAACCCGAAATAGTAACCCGCTCCGATCGTGTTCGACTTCCCCATGAGCCCGGCCGCAACACTCGGGGCTGCGCATGCGGCGAACTCGAAGATCGCATCCGTCGTCGCACCAAGGTTGCCCGTGGTCGTGTCTCCATTGACAAACCGGCTCGTGATGTCGCCGTCCGTCTTAAAACCTCGCGCAGCAGTCTCGGTGAACGGCGCGGCGATTCCGGTCACCGCATTGGCTCCGTTGATCGACAATGACGACGCGAGCCCCGATCCAGTCAGCGTCGTCTCCGTCGCATCCTTGCCGACGTAGTACCCGACCGTGGTCATCGTTGCGCCGTTCACGACGAGCGACGACGAGAGTCGCGAAGGTCCCGAGCCGTCGCGTGCGGGGTTGAAGTCGAAGGCGATCGGCGCGGGCGCGGCGGGCAAGACCTCCGAGAAGATGCGGATGCGCTTGATTGGGAGCCGGCCGCCGTAGAACAGGCCGTTCTGCCCGTTGCCGACGTAGATCGAATCGAGCGCCGACGCGGGCGCCGTGCCGTACCCGTCGGTTCCGATCTTCGTGCCGTCGACGTAGAGGCGGAAGTCATCGTCGGCGCACACCGACGTGACAACGTGGGTGGCGCCGTCCTTCGTCGGCGTTTCGTTCATCGTGTAGAACGAGAACTGGTTGGCCGAGTTGACCCATCCCGTCATGCTGAATCCGCGCGAACTCGTCGCCGATGGCGTCACGAGGGACGCGCAACAATCACCGGAGCAATCGCCGGGGTCGTTCGTGATCTCCGCGAGCACACCGCCAGAGAGCGTGCTCGCCGACGTGAGCGCCGGGGACTTCGCCGTCACCTCGAGAGCGAACCCGTTCGTGGCAACGAGGTTCCCCTCCGTCTGATAGATGAGGTTGTCCTGCGCCGACGTCACCGTTCCGACGGTCGTCTCGATAAGCTCGAGGGCCTCGCTACCCGTGTTCTCGAATGAGAGGTTCACGAGTTGCGCGCCCCACACCGAGACGTCGACGCTGGCGTTTGTGCCGTCGTCGTAGGTGAGAGCGTTGTCCGCGTTGGTGAAGCCGATGTGGAAGCTGTGCGCCGCCGCCGTGCCCGTGAAGCGGATGCTCATGCGGCACCATCCGTTCGCGTACTGCTTCACGTGAGAGACGATGATGCCCGTTTGAGCCGTCCCGCGCGCGCACGTCGACACGTTGAACCACGCCGCACCGTTCGCGATCGTGGCGTCCTTGAGGAACATCCACGACTGCGAGCCCGCCTTCCCCCACACCGAGAACTCCCACGTTCCCGCCGTGACGGTCGCCGCCTGCGTGAGGCGGTGCTCGACGTTGCCGGAAGCATCGTACGACTCGAGGGTCTCGGCGTCGAACGTGAGGCCGTCGTTCGGGCCGACCACGGCATTTCCGGTGGCCGCGCAGTTGGCACAAGCCCACGTCACGGCAAGGTCACTACTCTGCAAGATCATGTTGGTGTGAGCGCTCTCGTGGATGTAGCCCTCGTCGGTGACGCGCGGCCAGTTGTTGCCGACGAAGAACACGCGGCGGCCGCTTCCGTTGTCGACGCTCATCGACGCCACGGAGGCGCGAGACCACGCGCGCGGGATCGGGTCGCCGGCGATCTGCGGCGTGATGCCCGTGAGTGCGTACAGGCGCGCCTTCGCCACGGAGTCCGCCGACGCCGTGAAGCTCGCGTCGCCCGTGAAGCAGTTTGTTCCGCCGCTGCAGCGCCAGACCTTCACCGAGGCCACGCGACCGCCGAAGCCGACGCCCGCGTTCGGCTGCCCACCGATGTAGAAGTTCTCCGTCGACGTGAGCGCCGCGGTGCGCGCGGAGAGGTTGCACACCGTCGCCGTGCCGTTGACGATCATGCGCGAGTTGGCCGAGTTGCGATCGACGACGACGACGACGTGGAGCCACACGCGCTGTCCGACGCTCACCGAGCAGGACCCGAACGTTCCGTCGTGGACGCCGAAGGACAGATCGCCGGTGCCGTTGACGTAGTAGAGGACCCATCCGCGCGTGCCGTTGTAGGTGCCCGTGATGTATTGACCGCTCGCGCCCGTGCTCGTCTGCAGCACGGCTTCGACGACGAAGTCCTCGGTCCCGATGTCGGCGAGCGTGCTCGACGCGCTCTGGTGGGTCTTGTTTCCGGTGGCCGTGTAGCTGACGGCGCGCGCCGTGCTGCTCGTGAACGGCGCGGCGAGGCCGGACGTGACGGTGCCGGTGGTGCCTGTCTCGGCGAGCGTGCCGCCCGTGGCGCCCGGCCAGTTCGTTCCACTGATGTCCTTGGCGTCGTACGAGGCGAGCAGCTCGAGGTTCTGCCCGTTCATCGTGAGCGAGTCGCTGAGCGCGCTCGGGCCGCTCGTTGCGCCGAACGTGACGTCGAACGTCGGCGCGAGCCCGTCGAGGTCGGCGCCGCCGTTGATCGTGCCTCCGCCGATCGTGGCCGCGCCGATCGTGCCTCGGCCGTTGATGGACCCGACGATCGACGCAGCGGCGTCGTGGAGCGGGAAGAAGAACGCCGCCACGAGGGCGGCGAGAGCGATGCGCGTCGACTTCACGTTGACCTCACTGGCCGGCGTTGCACTTCAGCGTCGCGGACGATGCCGCGGTCAGGCACTTGATCGATCCGCGCCTCGCGTCGACGGAGAACGAGCTTTTCAGGCAGTTCGCCGATGTCGTCGAGATGCACGGAGAGTCGGCCGCCGCGACGTCGGCGCCTCCCCAGTAGACCGTCGTCGTCGAGTTGTTCTCGCAGTAGAGCGTCGACCAGTTCGGCCCTTCCGCGTTGTCCTGCACGGTGACGCCACCGACGGTCGTGTCGCAGGTGACGGTGAACGAGATCATCGTCGAGACAGGCCCGGAGGTGAGGCCGGGCATGGCGTCGACGAGCGGCTGCAGCGGAGGGAATGCGCGCGCCGCAGGCTGCGCGACGAGGAGGACGGCGGCGAAGATGCCGAGGATCCACGCGGCGATCCGTGCGGCCTTCTTCGTCTGGCTCTTGAACTTCGGCTCCATCTTCTGTCCTCCTCGTCAGGCTGGTTCGTTCGCGCCGGGATCAGGTGTTGGGCACCGGGATCTTGAAGCCGCGCAGGTAGATGTCGGCGACCAGCTCCGTGTGCGCGGAGGCCAGCGTGTACGACAGCGTCGTGTTGGTCTTGCTGATGACCCACGACCTCGGGACGTGGACCGTGCCGCCCGTCGACAGCTCCTTGAGGAGCGCACCGAGCGTCGCCGTGGGCACGAGCGTCGGGCGGATCACCCCCGCGGTGTTGGTGTCGAGCTGCACCGCGAAGCCGTCGGCGTCAGCGTCGGGCGCCGTCGCCGACGAGAGGAGGCCGATGTCGATCTTCTTCGTGACCGCCGTCGCCTCCGCCGTGAGCACGTGGAGGTAGCACTCGGTGATCACGAGGCCGGGATCGAACAGCGCCGGGAACGGCGTCTTTTCGCCGACGCTGAGGACGTCGACGGGCGCGCAGAAGAGGAACGCGCCGCCCATGAAGCCGCTCTTGTTGCCGAGGAAACCATACTGACGACCTGCCATGAGAAGCCTCCCGCGGCGCGTGGCCGCCCGTGTGCAGCCATCGTCGCGCCGCGGGATGTGGCTTCAGCCGCAGACCGACGCGTCAGTCCTCGCGGCCGCTGCGCTTCTTCTGGTCCTGCTTGCGCGCCACGTCGCCGGCGATCTGGTCGGCATTCTCGCGGCTCACCTTGCCGTTCCCGTACTTCACGAGGTCGTTCGCGAGCTTCTCCTTCGCTTCGCGCTCGCGCTCGTACTGCTTCTCGCGGTCGCCCATCACGCACCTCCATCGGCGGCAGCGGCCTTGCCGATCACGTTCGCGACGACGCCGGGCTCGACGGGCACGCCCACGCCCGCGGGCGCGATCGGGCCAGCACCGGCGCCGGCGTTCTGCTTCGTGAGCATGTCGGCCTGCGTCGACACCTTCGCGACGCTGCCGACGATGGCGTTCGCCTGCGCCTGCATGGTCGTCTCGAGCGCCTTCTTCGTCTGCGCGAGGATCATGCGGCCGGTGCCGTCGGCAGTCGCGCGCGCATTCAGGTTCTGCGCGAGGCGCTCGAGGATCGCCTGATCGAGCACCGGGATCTGGATGAATTGGCCGCTGCCCTTGTCGAAGACCGGCTTCTGGCCGGGCGAGTCAGCGAACCAGATCGGCAGCCCGGTCTCGCCGTCGACCTTCCGCAGCGTGCGGATGAGGGTCTGGCGACCGATGCTCGGATCGATCTTGGTGAAGTCCGGGTTGGTCTCGAACGGACCCTCGTCCCAGAAGGTCTGCTCGCTCCCGTCGACGATCGAGCGGAGCTTGTAGGAGCGGACGTGCCCCTTCTTCTCGAGGTCCTCGAGCTGCTTGTGGCGCGGCATCTTTCCCATGTGGCGTCTCCCTTGTTCGTCCCATCATGGCGGCCACGCAGCGGCTCTACGGCAAAACGAAACGCCCCCGGAGCCTCGTGGGCGCCGGGGGCGTCACGCCGGATCGGGTCGTCGATCAGGTCGCGGCGTCGCCCGCGTCAGGCGCGTCAGGCGCGTCCGCGGGCGCCTCGGCGACGGCCGGCTTCTCGAGTTCGACGGGCAGCCCCTTGTAGAACGCGAGCGTGTCCGCCGTGGGCGCGGCCTTCGGCACGTTCAGCGACTCGGGGAGCCTCACGGGGACGAAGGCGAAGGTGTCGATGTGAAACTTCGCGACCTCGCGTGCGAGTTCGGCGGAATCGACGTCGGTGATGATCAGCGTGGTCGCGCCGGCCGCGATCTGCTTCTCGAGCTTGTTGACGAGGCACATGGGTTCTCCTGTGGTCGGTGAAGGATGCCGGACTGTTCGTTCTCGCGGTGTCCACGTGGCCCGGCAGCACGCGGCGAGAATCAACCGGGTCCCCGACGGAGACGAACCTCCGCCGGGGAGCCACGATCAGGCGTCCGTGCGGATGCGGACGCCGTGGGTGTCGCGGACCTCGAACGCGACGTACTCCATGGACACGACGATGATCGCGCCACGGTCGGCCGCGCTCTTGTCGATGCGCACCTTGAGGCCGCCACGACGGGCCACGCAGAACGCGCCGAGCTGACCACCGTCGGGCGAGCCGCGCCCGATGGCGATCAGCGCGCCGTTCACGTTCGCGCTCGCGTCCGACAGCACGCGCAGCGAGTGCGCGTACTGGTAGATCGGGCGCCCGAGGAACGAGCCGATGAAGCCGTTCTTCGGCAGGTTGCGCGCCGCGAGGAAGCTCGCGTCGGCCTGCTGGAACCACACGGCGCCACCGAGGCCGCCACCGGCGACCGCGATGTCACGACGCAGCTCGTCGACCTGATTCGGCGCGAGGAGCCAAGCGGCTTCGCGCGTCACGGGCTCGAGCGTGTCGTACGTGTAGATCGCCGTGAACGCGTCCGCGACCGAGAAGTCGACGCCGGAGGTGCCGACCGAGGTCGACAGGCCGGTGACGAGGGCGACGACGTCGCTCTCCATCTTCTCGATGCACATCTGCGCGAGGCGGTTGACCTCCTCCTGAAACACGCGGCGCTGCGACGCGAGGTCGCCCGAGTCGATCAGCGCCTCGATGCCGGGGAAGCCGGGGTACTTCACGGCCATCGCGCGGTCGGTAACCGTCGATCGCACGAGAGCACCTTCGACCACGGTCGCCTGAATGGCCGAGGCCATCGAGAGCGCCGTGTTCGTCGAGATCGCCGTGCCTTCCGTTCCGCTCGAGGCGGCGTTCAGGTCGTTGGCGACGGCGAACTGCACGACGTTGGACGGCATGCCGTCGATGTCGTGGTCGTTGCAGAGCGCGACGGCGACGATGTCCGCGAGGTTCGGGGGAAGCACTTCCTCCGCGAGCACGTAGCTGAGCGTGCGCGTGGAGTACGTGGAGGACGTGGTTTCATTTGCCATGTTCTTCTTCTCCGCGTCGTCGTCGAACTACCGTCGCGACGACGTGAATCAGCCGGTGAAGACGCGGCCGAAAAGGCCGGTCTTCTTCTGCTGGACGCTCTGCTTACCGCCGATCGCGGCGTAGTAGGCGTCGGGGTTGGATTCCTTCAGGGAACGAAGCTCTTCGGGGCTGGCCGCGCCCGCGTTGAGGACCTGCGGCGGGGGCGTTCCAGCGGGAGCGCCACCGGCAGGAGCGGGGTTGGCCGGCTTCTTCTCCTCGACGGGAGGCTTCTGCGCGGCACGCGCAGCGACCTCGGCGTCGCGGGCGGCGAGGATCGCCTTCTTGGCCTCGAGGGACGGAGCAGCCTTGATGGCGGCCTGCCAGTGCGGCTCCATGGACGGGAGCTTCGCCTCGATGGCGGTGCTCTCGTTCTCGAGGTACTTCGACCAGTTCTTGTGGCCGTCCTCCCACGAGGCACGACGCTGAATTTCCTTCTCGGCTTCAGCGAGGCGCTCCTCGAGGGACTTGATTACCTTCTCGTGCTCGCCCTTCTGGCGAGCCTCCGCCTCGGCGCGGTCGCGAGCTTCCTTCTCGGCGATGCGGCGCTTCGCGTTCTCGTCGTTCGTCTTGCGCAGTTTCTCCTCAAGCTCCGCGGCCTTCCGACGGAAGCTCTCGAGTTCAGCCTGCAGGCCCGCGGCGTCGGTCGTCGGCGTCGTGGGCGCGGTTCCCTGCGGGGGCGCTCCTGCGCCGTCCGTGGGTTGGGTCTGCGTGGTGTCGGCCATGCTTCACTCCTTGGGGATCGGCACCTGCCTTCCCCGTGTGGATGAAGCGTGCTGCGCCGTCGCCGCCCTACGGTGGCGGCCTCACAGGCGCTTCGTGGTCGTTCCGCCGCTGTTCTTGATGGCGTTGCGGGTCGCCTGAATGAGCTTCGCGATCGACTTCTGCCCTCGCGGCGAGATGCCGAGCCACGCGCGGATCTCCTGCAGGTAGGCGGCGATCAGGTTGCGGTTGCCGCCGGGGGCGACGCCGACGGTGACGGTGACGAGCTTTCCGTCGCTCGACCGCTCGCGCTTCATCTCGCGCAGCTGCTCGAGCATCTTGCCGGTCACCCGGTGGTCGACCTTCAGGTCCTCGCCCTTCTTCTGCAGCCAGCGTCGGTAGCCGGCGGAGTAGGCCTTCATGGGCTTGTCGCGGTTGTCGAGGCCGTCCTCCATCCGGTTCTTCACGTGGCCGACCGCGGCCGCGGAGACGACGTTGGTGATCGCCTCCACGTCGACGTCGAGGTGCCCAGAGGTCTTGAGCGTGATGCTGCTCGGCATGCCGGCCTCCTCACATGCCGACGATCTTGAGGCCTCGCTCGTGCGCCTCAGCGACGCTCATGGCCGCCCATCCGTGGCGGCAGCGGTAGCCTCCGCAGGTCGTCTCGACGGGGATGCCCTGCCCGTTGTCGAGGTCCATGATCGCCTCGGTCGTGAACACCTTCCCGACGTTCTCGCGGCAGAACGGGCGGTTCTTCTTGTCGCGCGGGCCGACCATGCGCAGCACGAGGAGGTCCACAGGGAGGGCGCTGTTCGCGCGCGCCACGGACTCGAACGCCATCGCGCGCGCCGCGGAGATCACCGCTGTCTCAACGAGCGCCTCGGCGCGGTGAAAGGCGATGTCGGCCTCGTCGCTGATGGCACCGATCAGCGGCTCAAGGCTCGCGTTGCTCGTGGAGCCGGTGTTGATGGCGGCCACGACGCGGTCACGGGCGATCGAGAACGCCGTGGCGATCTCGCGCGTGCGGCCGCTCAGGGCGCGAACGATGGTCGCCCGCGCGTCCGGCTTGGCCTCGTCGGGAAGGTCGCGCAGCGACCGCTCAGCGGCGCGGGCGGCCTGTGCGACACGCTGCTCGGCCACGGACACCGTCTGGCGCGCGCCGGCGTCCTCGAGCGCGGCGAGGACCTGCGCGCGCACCACGGACAGGTTCCCAAGCTCCTGCCGATCGACGAGGCGGCCTTTGTCGTCGACCTTGAGCTGCCGGAGGATCTGCCGCATGCGCGCCACGAGCGCGGAGCGGAGCTTCTCGAGGTCCTCGATGGCGAGGTCGGCGATGCGATCAGCCTCGCGGGTCCCGGTGTCCTTCGTCGCCACGGTTCACCTCGGGTCTGCATTGGCACGAGCACGCGCGCCGCGCTCTCACCTGCACGAGGACGGCGTTCTTCGCGTCGACGAGGAACGGCGTCCCATGCATCCGGCAGCCGCCGATGCGCCGGCGGCGCGCCGGCGTCACCGCGGCTGCTCCTCGACGGGCGGCTTCTTTGTGCCGTCCTCTTGCGTGGAAGGATCGCTGGGGGCGTCCTCCTTAGCGCTGGGAGGACTTCCGACGTCGGATCCGTCGCCGGCGCCGTCGGGCGGAGGCATGGGAGGCAGCGCCGTCGACATTCGCGAGGCGCGCTCCTCCTTGAGCTTCGCGATGGAGGCCTCGGCCTCCTTTTCCGTCTCGTAGTACCCGGCCTCGACGGCGGCGCGCGCCGTGGAGATCCAGTCCTGCGCCTCGGCCTCGATTATGCGCGTCTGCTTCTCGGCGGCCGACTCGTAGTTCGGCAGGTCGTTCGGGACGCAGCGATACTTCCGATCGATGCCGCCGATCGAGGTGCCGCGGAAGTGGTCGTGGACCTCGACCATCACCGGGAGAAGCTCCTCCTCCTCCATCGGCATGTAGCGCGCGATGTCCTCGTGGCGCGCCTTCTCCTGCGGGATGTTCTTGATCCGCAGTGCGGTGCCCGACGACGGGATGCCGCTCGCCTCGGCGACGAACGTGTCGCTCGACACGCGCATCGTGAGCGCGAGCGTCTCGAGGAGGTCCTTGTTGGTGTTGCGCACCTCGAGGAGCTGCGCGTTCTGCTGCTCGCTCGTCAGCTCCTCGCCGAGCCGGATGTTGGCCTTCGCTCCGGGCGCGAGGACGACGTTCTTCGGCTGCGGCTCGTTCGTCTTGTGCACCCAGATCGGCGCGGTGCTCTGGTCGACGATGTGGATCGTCGACATGAAGGTCGCGTTGAGGTTGTTGAGCACGTGCGGGAGGTTCCGATTGCTGTCGAGGTACGGGCTGCCGCTCGGGATGCCGCGGTGCATGGCGACGAACGGCAGGAGCTTGAGCGGGTACGGATCCCAGAGCGGCCGCACGCTGACCGTCTCGTCGATCATGGCCGGGCCGAGGCCGGCGAACGTCGCACGCGAGCGGCGCTCGTGCGTGATCAGGTCCGCGCGCCACGAGCCGAGGCCGACGATCCCACCGTCGCCGACCACGACGTCACGGCGCCAGTGCACGTAGGTCGTGATGCCCGGCCCGCTGCCGCCCGGTCCAGCGACGCGCACCAGCAGAGCCAGCGAGGCCTGCAGCACCGTCGGAGCCATCGGGTGCGGCACCACGAGGACGTCCTGCGGCCAGAAGATGTCGACGACGGTGCGCGGAGGACGGCCCGTCGCCATGGCCTCGACGCTGTCGCTGCGCACGTGGAGGAAGATCGTCTTGGCGAGCACGGCGCGCCGCTCCGCCTCGGGCATCGTGACGTCGAGCTTCGCGCCGGTGATCATGCCGGCGAAGTCGTCGGCCGCCGGCGTGCCCTCCTCCGTCTCACCGTCGACGTTCAAGATCTCTCGACGGCATCCCTGCTCGTAGACGCTCGCGGACTTCTCGGCGATCGCCGCAGCGAGGTTGAACGGCGCGAGAGGCATGCGGTGAGCGGTCGCCGGGTAGCGACGCTGCATCGTGGCGCTCACGCTCTCGAGGATGTGCCCCTCGTACTGCCGGCGGATCTCGTTCTGCGTCTCCTCCCATCCGGGGAGGAACGAGGACTTGGCCGCGGTGATGAGCGCCTGCAGGCTCGCAACGTCGACGACGCGCGCGCCTTCCTTCAGGACGCCGATGGGCTGCTGCTTGGAGGTGCTCGTCATGGCGCCATCGTAGGGTGAGACGCGCTCGCGACGGCAGCCGCGGCGACCGCCTTCTCCGCCGACCCACGATTCAGAGTCGTGGGCGGCAGAGGTGGCTCCCCGGTGGATTTGAACCACTCAACCCTCGAGAGGGTCGCAGCCGTGGGGCTGCGGGCGTTCGCCAATCGCCGATCGAGGGAGCCGACGGGCAGCGCTGGTTTTCAAGGTCAGCGCGGCACGCGGTCATCCTCTCACTCGTACTGCTGGATCGCAACCCTGTTGCCGGTGGGCAGCGAGGCGCGCCACTCGAACTGGCCCCAGACCATGTAGCCGAGCGCGTCGTTCGGACCCGAGAGGTCCTCGGCGCCGTGCTTCTTCTCGGGGAGGCCGTCGGGACCGTAGGCCTGCCCCTCGAGCGCGTGCGTCAGCTCCCTGCAGCGCTCGACGTCGACGTACGTGATGGGCGCGCCGGTGATAGGTGCGCGCTCGCGGAAGCGGCGCTCGAGCGTGTGCACTCGGTCGCGGATCGGCGGGTTGCTCTCCGATGGCATCACCCAGAACCCGCGGCTCTGAAGGATGGCGACGTCGGACTCGCTCGCCGAGGTCTTTCGCGCGGCGCCGGTGGCGTCGGTGTAGATCTTCACGGTCTGCTTGAACATGTCGAAGCCTCCGCGCGCGAACTCCTCACGGCGCTCCTTCGCGAACCAGTCGCGCAGGCGGTTCTCGAGGGCCTCGGCCTGCCGGTAGGTGTTCGTGTTGACGCCCGTGACCTCGTCGAACACGTGAAGCTCGTTGCCGACGCGGCGCGCGATCGGCCAGACCATCTTGGCGACGTTGAAGTCGCAGCCGACGAGGATGTCGCCGTCGAGCGGCCCGATGCACATGCGCCCGTGCTTGTGCCGATCGAAGCTCGGGTACACGGACCCGCTCGTGAGGTTGACGAAGCGACCTTCGGCGTACGCCGCGATCTCCTGATTCGACAGCGTCGCGAATAGGTTCTCGAGGTAGCCGGGCGGCAAGAACGGGTTGTCCGCGGTGCGCCCGCGGTAGAGCCGCATACCCGTCGGCGGCTGCGCCTCGCAGACCCGGTAGAACCAGTTGAGCCCCTCGGGCGTCCCGCTCAACCCGATCTGTGGAAACTTCGCCTCGGGTGATCGGCAGCGCTGCACGACGCGCTTGAAGATCTCGGACTTCTGCTGGCCGGGCTCGTCGATCATGCCCCATGCAGCGTTAAATCCGATCAGGCGGTGAGGCCTGTCGCCGGAGCGCATGAAGATCTGGAACGCGCTGCGGCCGCGCCCCACGGAGAGCACGTGGTCGGACGCGTGCCACGAGTACGGGATCGCGTTCTCGTCGAGCAGATCCTCGAACGCCGGGAGCGCCGCGTCCTTGATGATGCTGAACGTCGGCTCGACGAACACGCCGGGCAGCGGCGCGTTGAGCGAGCCGAGCAGCAGCGACGACGCGACGGCGCCGTAGGTCTTGCCGCTTCCCATGCCGCCGACGAACGCCTTGAACGGCGACGTCACGTCGAACACGAAGTCGCTCTGCCCACCGGGCAGCAGGTAGATGTCGACGTTCCTCACGTGCCGCTCTCCGGTGGCGACATGAGCTTGGCGATCGCCTTCGCCGCGTCCGTGGGCTCGGCCGGCGCGGGCGCGGGCGCGGGCGCGCGCTGCTGCTTCGCGAGGTCGGCCTTCTTCTTCGCGATCGCCTCTGGCGTCCACACAGAGAAGCGCACCTCGGCTCCCTCCTCGCCGAGCGCGCCAAGCTCCGCGGCGCCGATGCCGGTGAGGACGCGCCGGTGCTCCATGATCTTGAGGATGGCGAGGCAGGCCTGCGTGTCGGCGGTCTTGTTCTTCATCGGGTCGCCGAGAGCCTTCGGCCAGAGCGCCATCTGCATAGTGTCGAGGCGCTCGAGTTCGATCTGCCGGATCTCCTTCGCGACCTCGGTGGTGCGCTCCTCGGCGCGGCGAAGCGCTCGCTGCACCGCGAGCCGGCAGGCCTCATGGGTGATGGACCACTCGGGATGCTCTGGGATCGGGTCGCGATTCTCGGCAGCGGCCTTCGGGATGTCGGCGAGGTGACGCTGCCTCAGGCGCTCGCGGATCGTCGCTGAGACCTGCCGAGCAATCTGCCGGTAGCTCATGCCTCCGCGACGGAGGTCGACGCAAAGCTCATCGATCTCGATCTGCTGCGCCTCGTTGGTTCCTCGCCCGCGGTGCGAGCCGCGCACGTAGCCGTTGTCCTTCCTGCGCGTCGCCATCCGTGCCCTCCCGCGAGGCGCCTGCCTCACGCGCGGTCACCTGACCGCAGGTCGACGCCGGGGAGCCGACCTGAGCCGTAGCGTCGTCGCATGTGCGCGAGCTACGGTGGCGCTGTGATGCTGCGGCGAATCACGTACGAGGTCACCGACGACGGCCGGCGCCGGGCGCGGGTCCGTCGGCAGCCCTGATGGTCATCATCGTCGCGATGCGCGTGACGCAGATCGCAGATAGGCGAGGGGCCCCACCAAGGACGAGCGCGCGCGTGCCGTCGGAGAGCACGATCGCGAATCCTCGGGGGCGCGGGCGCTGCGGCCCCTTCACAGCGGCTTCCCATCCGGTCCGACGAGGCCACTCGCGCCCTTCGGACCGCCGTCGGCGGACACCTCGACGATGCCTCCGCCGTCGGCGGTCTTGACCATCACGTGCCACGTGTCCCGGTAGATCTTCGTCCCGAGCGCGCGCGCGCGTTTCACCCCGGCCTCGACGTCGGCTGGTCGGGCCTTGATGTGCTCGACGGCCATCTCGGCGAAGCCTTGCGCGACAGCCTCGGTGGCGATGTGCATGAACTCGATCGCCATGTTCGCCGGGACGTTCTGCTTCGCCATCTGGTCGAGCATGTGCTGAGCGGTTTTCTTCACCGCTCCATAGCACGCCGAAAACAGCATGCTCTCGACCTGCTGGCGTTGCGCTTCGGCGGCGATGCGCTGCTGCTCCTCGGGTGACAGCTGGATGCCGCTCATCGGAGCACCACGAGGGAGGCGGTGAGCATCCCGTTGCGCGCGATGTCGCCGACGCGCAGGTCCGGGTCGATCACCGTCGTCGTCTTGGCGGTCTGCTCGAGAGCGAGGAACGGGCTGCCCATCGGGGGCGTCTGGTTCGGCCCGGCTCCGAGCACGTACCACGATGCGAGCGCGACCTGCGACGCCCGCGTGTCCCTCGAGACGCGTATGAGCGCGTCCTTCGTTTTTCCGTCGGCCTCGTAGGCAATGCTCACGTCGATCTCACTCGGCTCCATGCTTCCTCCTCTGCGCCTCGCGGCGCTGTTCAGATTTCCTTTAGCAGCTCGGCCACGCGCGAGCGCAGCGAGACGGAGATCCCTTCGGTCCGTACTGCTCGAACGCCACTCCGTGCGGCCACCATGGCGCCACGACGATCGCAGGCATGCTCCCGGTGTCGGCTTGGCACGCGCGGATCACGCGCCCGACGTGCTCGACGCACGAGATGGCGACGCGCTGCTCGATCACCGCGAGGTTGCGCGGGTCGCTCGTGTCGTAGACGAGGAAGCCGTCGGCCACCGTGGAGATCGGCGGATGCGATGATCTCGGCCGGTAGGCGCGTTTGTCGACGACGACCTTCTCGCGCGGGTCGACGCGGATCGGAACAGCGCTCGGCTTCTTCTTCCAGATCATGAGACGTCGTCTCCCTCGTTCGCGGCGTGTGAGCGCATGCGGTCACGCCAGAAGCGGTCGACGAGCATCTGCTCGGCAAGCATCCACGGCACGACGCCCTCGCGCTTCTGCTCGGCGCCGGCGTCGCGCGGCGTGAACATCGGGTGACCCGTGGCGCCGCAGATGCGGTAGACGATCAGCGCCTCGCTCTGCTTGAGCTTGAGCCCGTCCATCCAGATCTCGACGGCCTCCTTCTTCCACGCGCGGTCGTGGCGCGCCACGGACGCCTGACACGTCGCGCAGTACCTCGCGCCGCGGACGTTCTTCACGGGCCGAGGGCAGTTGAGGCATTGGCGCCACGCGCGCCCGTAGACCATCGCGTAGCTGATGCGGATGTGGCTGCCGGGCGGACCCGGCTTGCGCAGGCGCCGCACGTAGCCCCACGCCTCAAGGTCGGCGATGGTCCTCGAGAGGTTCCGCTCCTCGCGCGCATCGAGGACGTCGGCGAGGTCACGGCGCACGACGACGCCGTCCTCGTCGGCGATCAGGAGCATCCACGCGAGGCACGCGAGCGAGGCACGGCGCATCCCGCGAGGCACGTTCAGCCAGCGAGGTGAGCCGTGCTCGTTCATCCGAGGTCCTTCGGCTCGACGCGTCGGACGCCCATGTACGCGACGCGCATGCTCTCGAGCATGTCGACGAGCATCTTCGACAGCACGTAGTCCGGTGCGCCGAGCTTCGCGTCGACACCCTCTGCGTTGACGAGGTCGCGGAGCTTGCGCTCGAAGCGAGATCCGACGACGAACTGCTCGGGGCGATCGGGGTTGACCTCGACCGAGAACACGAACACGGCGCGCTCGGCTTCCTTCTCGCCGCTCATCCGCGCCCCCGAGGGCGCACGTGGGTGCGCTTCTTCGCCGGCGGCGAGCGGTCGCGCATGGACGCCGGCAGCGAGGCCGGGCCACGTGCGAGGAACGCGCGTGCCAGCGAGTCCTTCGCCGACGTGGGAGCCTCGCCGCCCGACGCCCGCGTGCGCACCCACGCCACGGCCTCCGCGCGCTCGGCGGCCAGCCACTCGGGACCCGCGGCGACGATGGAGCGCTCGACTCCGCGCTTCACGTTGCGATGTTCGTACGCAGCGCGCGCGCCGGTCTCGGCGACCTTCACGACGACGAAGCCGCGCAGCGTGCCGTCGACGCAGGAGAGCACGAAGCGCGACGTGCCGTCCGGCCTCGTGTTGTTGGCGATGATCGTTCCCACGAAGGCGCCGGGCTTCCATCCCTCGTCGCGGCGCTCGTGCTGCGAGAGCACGTCGCCGAGCTTCTCGTGGTCGTCTCTGGTCGGGTCCATTACTGCGTCTCCTTCTGGGACATGATGACGAGGCGCCTCTGCTCCTCGTCGACAAACACGTGCAGGCCCATGCGCGCGAAGCGCGGCTGATTCTCGGTGGCGATCTGTCGCAGGCGCTCCATCGCGTCTCGCTGGCGCTGCTTCTCGCGCACGTGGCTGCGCACGACGTCGATCACGACGACGGCGACCACGACGACGCCAAGGATGGCGAGCGGCAGGTAGGTCACTTCTTCCTCCGTGTGTCGCTCGTCGGCACGGGCATCGGGACATCCTCGGGGCGAAGCCACGGGCGATCGGGGATGGTCGGGTCATCGCTGCGCGGATGCCCGGTAAGCTGCTCGAAGACCGCGTCGGCCACGCGCTCAGGGATGTCGGAGACGACCTCGGAGAGCACGCGCCGCTCCACGATGCCATCCTGCATGTCGAGGAGCTTGTTGATCTCCCGCGCGAGCCGGCGCGCCTGATGCCCATCCAGCTGCGTGACGGATCCGAGGCGGACCACCACGCGCCCCTCGGCGTCGCGCACGTGGAGGTCGTGCACAGCGCAGAGGCGGCCGAAGGTGTCCTTGCAGCCGCACTTCTCGACGCCGAGGCGTCTCACGCGCTCGAGGCAGCTCTCGACACGGATGCGCTTCGGCCTCGTCACCGGACCTCCTTCCGCGCAGCGGCGCGCGCCTCGAGAAGCTCGTGCATCTTCAGGGCGGTGCCGCCGAGGTCCGGGTGATACTTCATGGCGAGCCTCGTGAACGCGTCCTCGACGTTGAGGTTCACCGGGCCGATGCCGATCACGACGGTCTTCTCGGTCACGCTCGGTCGAGGAAGAAAGCTCAGGCGTTCGCCGCTCATGCCGCGTTCGCCTTTCCATCGACGAAGCCGAACTTCTGCATGCGGTAGCGCAGCGCATAGCGGCTGATGCCGAGGAGGCGCGCGGCCTGCGACTGGTTGCCGCCGGTCATCTCGAGCGCCTGCTCGATGAACTCCCGCTCGATGGTCTCGAGGTCGATTCCCGTCGTGGGGAGCGTGAACTGGTAGATCTTCTTCGGCATGCCTCTCTCCCTGTTCGTGGGTTGCTGCGGTCACTCGGAAATTGGACGAAGGACGCCATCGGCGCCGCGCGTGTACCTCGTCCATCCATCCGGGTAACCTTCGACGAGGCGCTTCGCCCAGAGGCGGTACGCTTCCTCGGCGATCTGGTTCGCTTCCTCGGCGATCTGGTTCTCGTTGTCGCCGCTCACGCAGAGGCGGACATCGCCATCGATGCTGAGGCAGACCATCGACACCATCGACGAGCGCTGCGAGCGCTCCCATGCCGCGTAGGCAACGGCGACGCCGGCGGCCACGAGCGCGGCCACGAGCGCGGCGCGCATGCGGCGCACATGGAAGCGGCGCGCGGCGCCGAACGTGGCGCGCGGGGCGACGGACTCGGTGGGCGCCATGGAGGCCTCGAGGCGCGCGCGGGCCACGATCGGGGCAACGACCGCGAGGCACATGGAGACGACCGCCACGAACGAACCGAGAAGGGCAAGGGGCGAGAGCTTCACCGGGTGCTCCTTGGGCGCACGCGCCCTCCGTCAACCGAGAGATTCATCCGTGATCACGACGGCCTGCTTGGTCGCCGTGGCGTGTGTACCCGAGCGCGCGCATGACCTGCGCGGCCACCTCGGCCACCTCGGACTCGTCGAGAGCTTCCCCGTCGTTGTTCACGCGCCACTCACTGTGCCGCTGCGAGGCCGCTGTAGCGTCGCTGGCATTGGAGGAACGCTACATGAGCGAAAAGGAGCCTGTCCACCATGAAGTGCGAGGCGACCCGTCGCCGGAAGGCGAACGCTCGTCTCCGTCAACGGACACCGATGGCGTCAAGCACGCGCACGCGCGGCTCGAGGCCACGTTCGAGGAGCTGGGCATCCGTGTTCTTCCTGCTCACGCGGTGCTCTCCGCGCACGAGGTGACGCTGGTGAGCGGCGCAGGCATCAGTCGCGTGTTGAAGGCTCTCGCGTCGAAGGCGCTGCGCGGCGCGTTCATCGGAGGCCGCAAGGGATGGCGCGTCGTGTACGAGGAGGTCTCTCGGTGGGTCACCGCGGGCGCACCCGAGGCTCCCGTCGTGTACGAGGCTCCTTCGAGCGTGCCTCCCGCTCCGCCGGCGCCGCCCGCGCCGTCGAGAGACATCACGACGGCGCTTCGATCGCTCGTGCCCGAGGCGGAGCACTCGAGGCCGGTGGAGCACGTCGACGTCGAGCCCGTGGACCTGCAGGGCGTCGCCGTCTACGGAGGCGGCGACATCGGCACGCCCGCGGCCACGCAGGGCGAGACGCGCGTCATGCTCGCGCCTCGTCGAAGCGGCGCCGACATCGCTGCGCGCGTGCTCGACGAAATGACGTCGCTGCCTGTGCCGCCCGGCGTCACCGATCAGGCTGTCGACGCCGCGCATGCTCATGGCGCCAGTGCCGACTCGCTGCTCGGAAGCCTGCGACAGAAGCTCGGCCGGTGACGCCGCGCGCCGGCTTGCCCCGACCCGCGTTTCGCGCCGGCAGACCGGCGCGGCATGTGGTGTCCGATCTTGTTGTCGTCGTCACCGGCTCGATCACGACACGATCGTCGTCGACACTTCGAACGCCCCCCCCAACCCCCCCCATGGAGAGCGGCGGTTGTCTGTGTGGCGGCTCTCGTCGACGATCTCCACCGGCGCGCCCGGCTTCACCGTCGAGGGATGCGTCCCCGGCTTCTCCACCGATCGGCGACACCGCGGCGCCGATCGGTGCGTCGGTGGGTTTCCCCACCGATGGCCTCCCTCCCTCCATGGGCGGGGGCGTCCGCGCACCCAGAAGCGTTCTACCGCCACCGTGGCGTTCTTGGAAGGGATCACATGAACGAAACCGCTCACCCGATCGCTCCTGTTGTCGACGTCGACGTCGGATGGCCTGTGCTGCATCCGCAGAACCCACGCAAAGGCGACGTCGCCGCCATCACGGACCTCATTCGGATCAACGGATGGCACGGCGTCCTCGTCATTCAGCGTTCAACGAGGCACGTGCTCGTCGGGAACCATCGACTGCAGGCCGCGCGCGCGCTCGGGTACGTGAAGGTCCCGGCCATGATCGTCGACGTCGACGACGACCACGCCATGCGCATCCTGCTCTCCGACAACCGCGCGAGCGACCTCGCCGTGAACGACGAGCATCGGCTCGCCGAGATCCTGACCGCGGTCGCCACCACGACGCAGGGGCTCGCCGGCACCGGCTACGACCAGCAGGCATTCGCCGACGCCATCTCCGCGCTCGCGCAGCCTCCGCAGCGCGGCGAGGACGAGGTGCCGCCGGTCCTCGACGACGCCGTGAGCGTGCCCGGCGAGGTCTACGAGCTTGGAGAGCACCGCGTGATCTGCGGCGACTCCACGAAGCCGGAGACGCTCGCGCGCCTGTTCGACGACGGTGCGGTCGCCGACATGATCTGGACCGACCCGCCTTACGGGATCGCGTACAAGGGAGGCATCGCCAAGCCGCGCGCGGCCATCGCGAACGACGATCTGACCGCCGAGGACCTGCGCGCGTTCCTCGAGGACGCGTTCGACTCGGCGCTGCCGTTCCTGAAGCCGGGCGGCGCCTGCTACGTGGCCGCGCCGCAAGGCGAGAACTTCGTCGACTTCGGCCTCGTGCTTCGCGCGCGCGGCCTCTACCGGCAGGTCCTCGTGTGGCGCAAGAACCAGATGGTCCTCGGGCGCAGCGATTACCACTACATCCACGAGCCGATCTTCTACGGATGGAAGCCGGGCGCCGCGCACTTCTTCGTCGACGACCGCACGCAGACCTCGGTGCATGACGTCGACAGGCCGATGCGATCGCCGGATCATCCGACCATGAAGCCGCCCGAATTGATCGAGCGCCACGTCGTCAATAGCTCGAGGCCGGGAGAGATTGTCCTCGACGTGTTCGGTGGATCGGGATCGACCATGATCGCCGCTGCGCAGAGCGGTCGGCGCGCGCGGCTCGTGGAATTCGAGCCGCGGTACGTCGACGTCATTCGGCGCCGGTGGACGGTCTTCGCGCGCAGCGTGGGGCGCGAGCCGGGCGCCCACGGGCTCGAGCCGGTGCGCACCACGGGTTGAGGGCGCGGGCGAAGCTCGGGGCAAACGGGGCGTCGTCGACGTCGATTGGCGCCCCCCCGGCACCGGGATCGCCCTCTCCTTCCCTATGCCTGCCCAACGGGCCGCCTCCGGGCGGCCTTTTTCGTGCCCGGCGATCACCTGCGATCACCCGGATCCGGGGGAGATCCGGGGGAGACAAGGCCGGATCTGCACTTTTTTTGAGCCCGTAACCCCCCGAGAAGCCGGTGCAATCGCGCCCATGCGATGGTTTTGATCGCATTTTGCGCGGCCTTGAGCTTGCCTTGGCCGCCGTTTGGGCGTATGCTGTGCACATGAACACCGCGCACCGCCCCACCAGCACCCTCCTCCCCGCCAGCGCCTACGCCTACCGCGGCGTGTACCTCCGCCGGCGCCCGATCGTGTTCACGAGCCTCGACGCCGCGCGCCGCAGCCTCGAGATCGGCGGCTGGACCAGCACGATGTGGATCGTGATGGGCGAGGGCAACGAGGCGGTGCTCGTGTGCCCCGCCGACGCCGCGCGCCTCGAGAAGGCCGGCTTCGAGATCGCCCGCTGAACGACCGCCACCACCAAGGAGCACCACGCGCACCTCTCCGAGGCCGCGCCGGTTGCCCGGGCACAAGCTCGCGCCCCCGGCGCCGCACCGAAGCGGCGACCACCAACAGGAGCAGACCCATGACCCTCACCGCGAACCGCCAAACCGAGATCAAGAAGTCCAACCCCGGCTCGTGCTTCCTCCTCGTGCGCCGCTTCAACGGCCGCGTCCTCGCCATGGGCGCCGACCGCAAGGTCCTCGAGGAGGAGGCCGCGCGCATCCGCAGCCTCGGCCGCGGGTACAGCTTCGCCACCGACATCGTCCGCGCCTGAGCACCACCACCACCACGAAGGAGCAGCCCATGACCGCCACAAAGAAGAACCGCAAGACCGAGATCCAGACCACCGAGGGCACCGCCCACGTCGACAACACCTCGCCGCCGGCGCCCACGTCGAGCACACGCGCGCCGCGTTCGAAGGCCCGCAAGGACGTCGAGGCCGAGGTGATCGCCATGCCCACGCCCACGCAGGCCGAGACGGAGACGCAGCCCGCGCAGGCCGATGCGCCCGAGAAGAAGACCTCGCCGAACGCGGCCTTCATGAGGCTCCTCTCGATCTACGAGGACAACGTCGGCACCGACGCGCTCGCGACCTCTCTCGGCGCCGCGGTCACCGCGCTCGGTGAGACGACCGCGCGCGCGGTGCTCCGGCGCATGGAGGCAGGGCGCGGCGCCGGCGACCCGACGAAGTTCTTGGTCGCGGTGCGCGCCGCGGTCGCGACCGAGTTCGGCTCGGGCGTCGACGCCGACGGGCAGCCCACGACGAGGAAGCGCGCGAACGCCGACCGCACCGGGACCTTCTCCGTGTTCGGCGAGACCAAGGACAAGACGCTGCCGCGCGTGCAGATGCCGCTCCCGACTCCGTGGACGCAGGTCGGCAACAAGGTCCGCACGGTCCTCATGAGCGCCGAAGGCCTGCGCGCCCTCGCGGATCGCCTCGCGGTCGGCGAGCAGGTCCTCGTGATGGAGGCGCTCAAGAAGGCGCCCGCGTCGAACGGCGGAGGTGAAGCGTGAGCGCCCCCGACACGAACGCGCAGAAGGTCATGGCGGACCTCCGCGCGCGCAGCGCGCCGCTCAACGAGAGACGCGTGGCGACGCATGTCGTGATCGGCGTGCCGGTGCGCGGCGCCCCCGTCGGGGTCGATCCCGGCGCCTTCATGTACGCGACGCCGACCGAGTGGCGCGACCTCGTGCCCGGCGTCTCGACCGCGCACACGGCGCTCTCGCGAGCGATCGGCAACGCGAAGAAGGGCGTCAAGGACGACGGCGGAGCCAGCTGGATGTGGCGCAAGGTCGGCGTCGACAAGGCCGGCGTCCTCGTGTACGCGCTCATTCGGCAGACCACCGACGTCGAGGCGCGCGAGTGGATCGGCGACGCTCGATGCACGATCGAGGTCGCGAAGGACGGCGCCGGCGGACTCCGCACGAGCGCGGCCTCGGTGCCGCGCGCGGTCGCCGAGGAGCTTGAGCGGGTCGCCAAGCGCTACGAGAAGGAGCGCTCGAAGCTCACGCAGAGCGACGTGCGCGAGGTGATCAACGGCGTCGTCCTCAAGCGGCTCCGTGGAGTGCGGATCGGCGGCACCTCCTCCTTCGTGGTGCTGCGCGGACCCGACGAGCGCCTCGAGGACCTCGCCGAGCCGCTTCGCCTCGCCGGCGTCGACGTGATCTCGAACGAGGTCTACGAGGACGGCGGCCGCCGGCTCGGCTCGGCGATCAAGCGCGGCCTGCTCGACGAGTGCGACGACCTCGGACGCAAGGCTCAGGAGATCCTCGACGACGTGCGCGCCGGCAAGAAGGTCCGCGCGGAGACGATCCTCGACCGCATGGAGGACCTCAAGGCGATCCTCGACAAGGGAGCGGCCTTCGAAGGCTTCCTCGAGATGGGGCTCGCCGACATCAAGGCCACGATCAAGCAAGTCCGTGGCGTGCTCCTCGACGCCGCGCGCGAAGGAGAGGGGCGGTGACCCGCGCCGCGCGCGCCCTCGAGGCCAGCATCGGCTCGACCCGCACCACCAGCACCACGAAGAAGCGCCGCAAGGCCTGAAGGAGCAGCCCATGACCAGCACCGCAAAGAAGAAGCAGCCCGAGGCAGCGCCGGCGACGACGTACGCCGCGCACCACGAGAACGACACCGAGGCTCTCCTCGCCGCGCGCGAGCGCATCGCGAAGCTCGAGGAGGCGCTCTCCGCGAGGTTCCTCGACCGCAAGCACGCCATCCGCGCCACGCTCGGCGCGTGGATCGCCGGCGGCAACGTGTTCGTCCTCGGTCCGCCCGGCACCGCCAAGAGCGCGATGCTGCGCGCGATCGCGGGCGCGGCCGGAGGACACTTCTTCCAGACGCTCTGCAACAAGCACCAGTCGCCCGACGAGATCTTCGGGTCGATCAGCCTGCGCGCCATGCAGGAGCATGACGTCCTCAAGCGCAGGACGGAAGGCTTCTTGCCAACCGCCGACGTAGTGTTCCTCGACGAGGTTTTCAAGGGCTCGAGCGCCACGCTCAACACGCTCCTGCAGGCGATGAACGAGCGCACGTTTCTCAATGGGAACGAGGTCGTGAGGCTCCCGACGCGCATGTTCGTCGCGGCCTCGAACGAGCTGCCTCACGACGACGACGGCCTGCGCGCCTTCCACGACCGCTTCCTCGTCCGCCTCTCGGTGACGAGCCTCAAGGTGTCGTCGCTGATGGACCTGATCCGCAGGCGCGCGCGAGCCGTCGACTTCGAGATCCCCAAGGTGTCGGCTGCCGACCTCGATGCCATCGCCGCGGCAGCGCTCAAGGTGGAGATCACCGAGGACGCACTCGAGGCCATCGGGAAGATCGTCACGCAGGTCCGCGAGAAGGGCGTCGAGGTCAGCGACCGACGCGTCGAGAAGGCGGTCGTCGACCTGCTCCGCGTGCGGTGCGCCATGGACGGCGTCTGGCGCATGACCTCCGCGCACCTCTCTCCGCTCGAGGACGTGTTGTGGAACAGGCCGGAGGAGCGTCCGCACGTGACCGAGGCGGTTCGCGCGCACGTCGCGAGCTGGTTGCGCATCGTGCGCGACCTGCGCTCCACGATCGAGAAGGAGCACGCGAAGATCGAGGAGGCCATGAAGAAGCCGTCGAACAGCGACGACGCGCTGGTCACGCTCGGCAACGTCATGAAGGCTGTCAAGCAGATCAACCGCAGCATCGACGAGGCGCGGAACCAGTTTCCCGACGCAGAGGCCGAGATCAACGACGCCGTCGCTCAGCTCGACAAGCTGCGCGCGCGCATCAAGGAGTGCGGCCAGCTGCTCGGGCTCGGCTGAACCACCACGAAGGAGCAGGAGGAGCCCATGCCGATCGTCGAATGTGCTCTCGATGGACGTCGCGTCCGCGTGCGCCCCCAGAAAGGGCAAGGCCTCGAGGACATCCACGTCCAGTTTCCCGATCACCTGCGAGCGGACGGCAAGCGCTACGAGGTCGAGGCACTCGAGCTTTCCTCCGGCTCCAAGGGCGGCCGATTCTACAAGGTGCGCGGCCGCATCAGCGAGGTCGTCACGCCGGCCTCGTTCTCGGGAGCGAAGATCGCCGAGGTCGGCGACCTCAAGAAGCGCAAGCAGGGCGCGCCTGTCGGCGCATCGGCGATTCGCAACGTGCTGGCGAGCGCCGGCCTCGCCGCGAAGCGCAGCGCATCGGAGGACGCCTCACCGGACGTTGGGCGCGACCTCACGATCGCGCCCTCGTCGCTGTCGCGCCTCGCATGGCGCACCTCGTGGAACGATGACCAGAAGGTCCGCGACGTCGGGACCGGAGCCTTCAAGAAGCTCTCCGAGTCGATCCCGTTCATGCGCGAGACCTTCGCCTCGATGTACGACGAGGCAGGAGCGGAGGAGCTTCCGGCCGACGAGGCGTCCGCGTTTGGCTCGCGGCTCCGGCGCGTGCTCGAGTCGCAGCCTGCGTGGGTCGCCATCCGCAGCGCGGCATCGATGCACAGGCGGGTCGCCGCCGAGGCCACCTCGGAGCTTTCCGAGGCGGTGTTCACGGCGATCGGCCTCGACAAGCTCAAGGACGACGCCGACACGCGCAACGACCCGCGTGACGTGACGGAGATGGTCGACGACACGCGCGCGCTCGGCGAGGAGATGGGCGTGGCTGACGAGGCGATCGAGGAGGTCGTCGAGAAGTATGACGCGGTCCGGCGCAAGGCCGACGCGGCGCGCGAGAAGATCCTGCTGCCGCACATCGAGGCGGCCTCGGCGAGCGGCAAGCTCAACCAGATCCTGACGAAGGTCGCCATGAAGGCGAACGAGTCCGCGCAGGCC